TGCGGTTTTATCATGACAACGGCGGTAAAATTCGCGAGAAACGGAAAGTTCCTTCCTTTGCTGTTCGGTGTGCCCGTATTCATACTGTGCGGTTTCGCGCACAGCATAGCGGACGCCTTCTATCTGTCATGCGGAGGCATGCCGGACATGACGCTCGCTGTTGACTATATGTGTGTTGTCGTCGGGAACTATATCGGATGTAACGCGCACAGGACGTTCGACAGAGGATGACAGTCATTTTTCAGGATTGCCGTCATAGTCAAACCACACGCCTGTGTATTCGTGGATTGCTGTGAGTTCATCAAGTTCCAACGGACGTTTCACATAGCGCATGAGGTTCTTGAAGTTGGCAAGGTTCTGTTTCTTGTTCTCGTCGTCATCAAGGTTCCAGTCGTCAAGTTCGGACATTATGGCTGTAAGACCTGACACTCGGTTGTTGTAATATCCGGCCCAATAGTACAGACCATTCTCCACGATATATTTACGCCATCTGTACTTATCATCACCTCCCAACATGACACTTCCGACCATTTCACCGTATCGCGACTTGTCGCGGTTGTTGAACACCAACTGAAGATATAGTTTCTTAAGTTTGTCAGAAAAGCACGATTCAAACGTCCAAAAACGGACAACCTTGCCGTTACTGATCATGTTTTTCAATATTCTCACCTGTCTGTTGAAAGGCATTTTCTTGAAAGTTTCTTCTTCCGGAATGTAATATGGGGATGTGAGGGCAAGCATCTCATCATCGTCATATTTCCCGTCAGTGTTGACGTAACCGTACCGTGATGTCACTTTAGGACTAAAGTATTTCGCCTTCTTGACGGGCACTATTGCCGACCCCGTCTTCGACAGGTCATATATCACAGAACCATGCGTCGTGTTGTCAAACCTGTACAGTCCGCATACGTTAACGCCATTAAAACCGTTCCATTCCATGAAAAGGGTCGAGAACGACTGCACACCCTTGTGCGACTGCGCCATCCTTGTCAGTTCATAGTATGACGGGCACTTCAGTCCGAGCACCGAACAGTTCCGTCTGACGACCTGGTATATACCGGCGTTGTTGTAGTTAGGTTCTTTTTTGCCGACAAAATCCTCGTCCGTCACGCGGTTAAAGAATTCATTGAGCAACTTGAGTGTCGAGAACAGAATGTCCCCCTCGTCCTCGCTCTCTACCCTGTACAGGTTCTTGTACAAGTCCAGGTCGACACGGTACACGCCGTCCTTGATCTGTATGAAATGCGGATCGTTGTTTCCTTCTCCGTATTTTGGCAGACCTTCATATCCCCCGAACGTATATGTGGAGAAGTAAGTCCCGCTCCCGAAATGGCCGGTGTCCCTGCCTTGCGTCATCATCACTCTGCCTTCGCTACCGTAAGGGCGCATGTCATGGTTGATTCTGCTCCCGTCCGACGCCCTGCCGGTCAGATGGTAGGCGTATTCGCTTTCGTTCAGCGCACTTTCGCTGATGGTGTAGTTGACGTACGGGAAAAGAGTCTCGAATGGTGCTCCGAGTAGTTTGGACATCTGACCCTTGCTCAGATAGTCTCCGTCCTTTCCACTCATATTGTACCTCGACCACACTTCATGCATACCATTCTCGTAACTTATCACAACCATCGCGGACATGCCGTAACTGTCGTACGGATACCTTCCTGAACCGAGAGACCCCCACTTTCCGCTACGCAGCGAATCTGTGTAACTGTCAATTCCGGAGAAATACTCGTCTGCGGTGACCTCTTCGTCGTCATCCATCATTGTGGACGGCCTTGCTTGCGCTGCGTCAGACCTCACCACCATATATACAGTGGAAACCGACTCGTCAGCGAATTCGTCCCACCATTCGCGGTCTTGACCGATGCACCAGCTGTCGCCGAACGGCGCACGCGTCATCTCATCGAACGAATCTATCCTTGTTACAGTGTAACCGTTGTCCGCCTTTACTGACTTTCTTGACGAGTTGCGCGGGATATGGTTCTTTTCGCGCGGTGTCAGATGTCCGAAAGTTTTCATGAATGACAGAAGTTCAAAACCGTGCGTGAAATTCTGTATCTTGTCAACCCCGTCTTTATCTATGAGCGACTTGAGTATCGCACGGAAATCATTCACATATTCGGCATTCTTCACGCTTCCGTCCGGGTTGAAAAACCATCGGACCACGTCAGAAACTGTCTCTGGATTTTTGATGCATCTCATCTCAGGTAATTTCCCGTAGAGTCCCTTAAGCAGGAACTCGCGCACCGACGAGAACCCACCGCCCGTGTAACCGCTCAGGAATTTGTTCACCTTGCGGTCAAAACTGTTTTCTGACAACATGATAACCATACCTGTAAATATGGCAAAGCACCGTATCATTGATATTCTTCATTTTTTGCCAGAGATAGTTAAAAAACATTAAAATGACAGAAAGTGTTTGTGTCGTTACGGATAAAACGATTAATTTTGCGGAAAAAGTATAATGACCGATGCCGTATTTGTGCGGCTGCAGGTACCAAACAACTATCGACATTATGGAAAACGAGAATGTGACGTTAAAACAGCAGATAGACGAATTCTTCGCCGGCACCGACCCGATGGAGCACATCATCAAGTTCGAGTGCGGTTACAACGACGACAAGGTGTCAATCATCTACCGCGACGACAAAGGCGTGAAGCGCGTCAAGAAGGAGGCGTTCCTTCCGTTCCTGTGGGCGAGGCAGGACGCGGCAAGACGTCTGTATCGCGGAAACCGCACGGAGATAATCGAGAAAATGAGGTCAATGCACATCGGTGTGAGGTCACTCAAGACAGCGCGCCGTGACGGGACGGTGCCTGAACGGACACAGAACGGATACAACCTGATGTTCTTCGCAAAGACCGCGATGACCTACAGCGAGTTCATGTCGTTCTTCGAGAAAGGGGGCGTGCCCGTGTACAGCGACGACGACAAGGTCAGGAACTACATATCCGTCTCCCCTGTCGAACAGTACATGATATCAACCGGCAAGCGACAGTTCAAGGGATACGACAATTATGACGACCTTGTGAGGTTGGAGTTCGACCTCGAGACAAGCGGTCTCGATCCGGAACATGACACCATCGACCAGATAGGAATACGCACAAACAAGGGGTTTGAAAAAATCATAACAGTGTCAGGCGGAACTGCGGATGAAAAGCATGAAAACGAAGTTCTTGCCGTCAAGGAATTCTTCACGATAATCAAACAGATACAACCGGACATCATCACAGGCCACAACGTCGAGAACTTCGACTGGAACTTCATCGACGTCAGACTGATGGTGAACGGGTGTGGAGGTCTCAATGAGTTCGGAGACCCTTACTTCCCCAAGGGAGTGTACAAGAAGTCGAAGCCTAAGGTTCTCAAACTCGGCGGAGAGATGGAGTACTACAACCCGACAATCATGTGGGGATACCATCTGACCGACTCGCTGTTTGCGGTCAGAAGGGCCATGGCAATCAACAGCAACATGAAGTCGGCCTCACTGAAATACGTGACGAAGTACTCGGGAATAGCCAAGAAAAACAGGGTGTACGTGCCCGGCAAGATAATCAACGAGACATGGTCGGACGAACAACGTGTGTATGCGTTCAATGACGAGAATGGGCACTGGTTCAGGTTCAGCGACAGCATGAGGGACAGATATACAACGGATTATGACGGCGCGACGGACAAGGAGACGGGCGAGAAATTCACTTGGGTTACCGGTCGGTACATCGTTCAGAGATACCTGCTGGACGACCTTTGGGAGACGGACAAGGTCGAACTTCAGTACAACACCACGAACTACTTCGTCAGCAAACTTCTGCCGGTGTCATACGACAAGGTTTGCACAATGGGAACAGCGGCCGTGTGGAAATATATCATGCTCGCATGGTACTATCAGCACGACTCGGCGATACCGAGACTCATCGACAGCAGACCGTTCACGGGCGGACTGTCAAGACTTCTCAAGGTCGGTTTTGTCGACAATGTTGTGAAACTTGACTACAACAGTCTTTATCCGTCGATTCTGCTGTCCTTCAACATCAAGGCCGAGGCCGACATAGACGACGTGATGCTGATGCTTCTCGGTTACATGCTCGACCAGCGCGAACACAACAAGGGTCTGAAGAAAAAGTACGCAAAATTGGGCGACGCGGCGAAATCCACCTTCTATGACGGACTTCAGGCGGCACAGAAGGTGATTTGTAACGGATTTTTCGGTTCATTCGGTTCAGGTTCCGTGTTCCCATTCAGTGACATTGTCGCTGCGGAGAAAACGACGACGATAGGCAGACAGTGCCTCAGACTGATGATACATCATTTCAAGAATCTTGGATACGAACCTATCGTGGGGGACACCGACGGTTTCAACTTCAAGATGCCGGACTCTTTCAGATACACAGACGACAACCCATACATCGGCAAGGGTCTCGGACGCAACAGTGTGAAGGGGAAGGAATACACCGGCGTCGAGGCCGACGTATGCGAGTTCGAGGACCTTTTCTTGAACAACAAGTACTATGACGGCGTCAACAAGATGGGTCTCGGAATTGACGAGTTCGTCCCTGCTTCGGCGAACTACCGGCGGAAGGTATACTCTGACCTTCTTGACGACGGGTCAGTCAAACTTGTCGGAAACAGCATCAAGTCCAAGAAGATGCCGAAATATATCGAGAAATTCCTCGACAAGGCGATACGCATGCTGCTTGAGAACCGCGGGCACGACTTCATAGAATACTACTACGACTATCTCGAGGACATATACAATCTCCGCATACCACTGAAGGATATCGCCACTGTCGGCAAGATAAAGACGAGCATAAAGGCATACAAGGAGGCATGCCTTCAGCGCACAAAGGCGGGCACGAAGAAGTCGCGGCAGGCGTGGTACGAGCTCGCAATAAAGGAGGGTCTTGACGTGAACATGGGTGACTCCATATACTACATCAACACCGGCAAGAAGAAATCAGACAGTGACGTGAAACGCGTGACGCGATACTTCATACCTTCGGACGGTGGCGGAAAGGTTGAGGTCACGCGTGAGATTGAGCGACTGTACAATAAGGCGAAAAAGGCGGACCCGTCAGTGAAATCCATGGAAATAACCCAGTGGGGAAGGAAACATTACGGTGTGCCGGTGTCCGAGGAGGACGAGATTGTGTTCAACTGCGTGCTTCTTCCGAACAACATCGTTGAGGACGAGGAAGAGCATTACTGCGACGACATGTTTGAATACAATGTCGCGAAGTATGTCGACATGTTCAACAGCCGCATATCAACGCTGCTTGTCTGTTTCGCCCCTGAGGTCAGGTCACGGATAAACGACAAGGGAAAGGAGGTCAGCAACATACTTATAACCGATCCGAAGGACAGGAGGGCATTCACCGAAGAGGAAACAAGGCTCGTCAGCGGTTTTCCTCTGAGCGCATCCGACCAAGACACGTACGAACAGCTGATGACGATGGAGGATAAGGAGATAAAGTTTTGGACGTCAATAAACGAAGAACCTCCGTATTGGCGTGAGATAGGCATGGACTGGAACGAAATAAAACAAGACTACACCGAACGCATGGAACGACTCAAATCAGATGAGGTCAAAGAGGAGATTGAGAAGTACAACAAGGCAATTGCCTCGCTCAAGCGAACCGACGTTGATTCTCTGATTGAAGAAGGCATACTGCCGAAATGCATCGCGGACATTGTAGACGAGGACCCGAGCACAAACAATTTCATATCAAGGAAACACGGTGTCGTGATTGGCAACCTGTTCGACATCCTCGACAAGGATTTCAGTGACTTCTCTTATGAATGAAAAATTTTTCGAAACATGACAATACCGGAAAAATTAGTAAAATCGCCGATGAACTACACCGGCGGGAAATATAAACTGCTCAAGCAGATATTGCCGCTATTCCCGGACAAGGTGAGAATGTTTGTCGACCTTTTCACGGGAGGCGGGAATGTGGCGGTGAACGTCACGGCGGACAGAATTGTAGCCAACGACGCTGATAACGGCGTTATCGGCATATACAACAAGTTCAAGTCACTAAGCATTGACGAGGTGATAGGGCGCGTGGACAGTAGAATAGAGGAATATGGCCTGACCATGACGGACTCGGATGCATACCTGAGATTCAGGTCAGATTACAACAACTCTACGGAGAAAGACCCGTTAGACCTGTTTGTGCTCATATGCTACTCGTTCAACCACCAGATAAGGTTCAACAAGGACGGAGGATTCAACATGCCGTTCGGAAAGAACCGGAGCAAGTTCAACGACGCCATCAGAAAAAACCTGACGGAGTTTCACAAGAGAATAACAAGTATGGACGTTATGTTCACATGCAAGGACTTCGGCGAGCTCAAACTCGACAAACTCGGAAACGATGATTTCGTGTACTGCGACCCGCCATATCTGATAACATGCGCCACATACAACGAGAACGGCGGATGGAACGAAACGTGCGAGAGAAAACTTCTGTCCCTGCTCGACTGTCTCGACGAAAAAGGGATAAAGTTCGCGTTGTCGAACGCACTGCAGAGCAAGGGGAAGACCAATGAGATACTCTCCGTGTGGTCCGAAAGATACAACGTGCATCATCTGAACAACTCATACAGCAACAGCTCTTACCACAGGAAGGACAGGGGAGGCGCTGACGAGGTGCTTGTAACCAACTATTGAAAGAACGTGCAGTAGACTCATTTTAACAGTTCTGCATCGTTTTAATGTTACCTAAAACGATGCAGATACTCTCTTAAAACGTTGTGTGTCAACGATTGTTCTGATACCAGTCAACTTCTTGCGGTGACGCTTTCCTGTAGAGCAGGTAACATCCACCTACCGACGAGTTGTACCTTAATATGTATTCTCCGTTCTCGTCATCGTAAACGGTGTCGTTCCTCGCTATCCTCGGCTCGTCCTCGACGACGTTTCCCTCGCCGTCATCCCACTGCGCCAAATACTCTATCACAGGCTGCGAGTTGCCCTCACAGTACACATCATCGTCGCCGCAGAACATACGGTCAATTTCCTCGTAGTCATCATCTCCGCCCTGCACGAATCTGATTTCTGTCCACAACTGCGGAGAAAAATCCAACTCACTGCCGACACCGGGATCCGACTCCTGATTGTTGTACCATCTGGTGTCCTCATTACTCTCCGTCAGTGCTTTTCTGACCGCCTCTGAGATAAGACGTCTGAGACGACTTTCACTTAACGTCACACTCCTTCTTTTGTACATATAGATGATATTTTCATATAAATATAATTTAACTTTTCAGTGTCAATAATTTTCTTTATCTTTGCAGTAAAAATTTTTGAGCATATGAAACTGAATGACGACAAATACTACACACCGAGTCATGTCGTGGACAGATGTCTCGGCATACTGACAGCGTGCGTTGACATGGGCGCGGTCACAGAGGTCGTGGAACCAAGCTGCGGTGACGGAGCGTTCATGCACAGCGACAACGTGCGCGTGGACATAGGGATTGACATCAGACCGGAAACTGACGACCCACGCGTCATAGAAGCCGACTACCTGTCATATGAGATGCCGTACAAGAAGGGACGGCTCACGCTCGGAAACCCTCCTTACGGCAGCCGGATGAACCTGGCGCAGAAATTCTTCAAGAAGGCTGTATCGTGCGGTGACTACGTGGCGATGATACTTCCTATCAGCCAACTATGGAACACACAGTCGCTGTACGAATTCGACCTGATAGAGTCGATCGACCTCGGCGAAGAGACATACAGCGGACGCAAACTGCACTGCTGCTTCAACGTGTACAGGCGGCCTGAGGGAGGAGGAACAAACGAAAGGCCAAAGACCAACCTCAAGCGAGTGAACTTCGTGCGGAATGATTCGAATGGGTATGACGACGCGCCGTTCGATGTGCGCGTGTGCCTTTGGGGTGACGGAAGCTGCGGCAAGATACTTTCGGACGGCGAGAGATACTCCGCGGAGTACAAGATAAAGGTGGACGACAATTTGAGAGGACGGGAAAAAGTTGTGGACTTCATCAGGACACACGACTGGCGCTCGGAGGTCAGGTGCATCGCGATGAAGAAACTGCAGAAGTTCCACTTCGTCAACGCCATAGTCAGGGAGTTCCCGTGGATTGATTAGCAATAGCACCAAAAAAGGGGAACAATAAACAACAAAACGAGGGGTTTTCGCCCCTCGTTTTATATTGCCGAATTGATGAGTACTGATTAGTACGTGCCACAGTCCCAAGTGTTTGAGAGGAACAGTCCGGCGTTGGTGATTGTGAGAGCGTTGTCCACGCTTGTCAACTCCATGCCAGTTCCTTGCGTCGTAGTGTCAAGTGTCAGTGTGAGTTCCTGTTGCTTGTTTTCCTTTGCGCCAACGACAATCGCTTTATTCGCGCTTGTGACCAAATTAAGACCGTCAGCGGCTGCTGCATCAAGTGCGGCGATGTCACCCTTTACATTGTTTGTATTTGCGTATGTCGCGTTAGCGGGTGAAGCGTATGGGGTGGCGACGCCGGTTGTCTCGTTGTAAGAACCGGTTCCGTTGATTGAATCAGAAAGAACCTTCTCGGCAGCGATCGCCCTCGCCTGTGAATCGATGTCGGTCTCTGAGAATGTGTAACTCTTCGAACCGTTGTCCGCAGTTGTCTCCGCTATCGAGATGTGAGGATCCGCAACAGTCTCACCTGACTTGTTGACGGTGGTATTGATTGTTGTCTGCGCCCTTCCGACGGCAGCGTCAATAGCGGCCTGGATGTTCGCTACCTTGACACCATCATTGCCTATTGTGAGAACATCTGCTGTAGTGTTACCACTCTCGCTGTACGCAGTGATAACCTGCTCCGAATTTGTGTCTTTCTTGACATAGACACGCTTGCTGTTTGTGGCGGCTCCGTCAGATTCTACAGCAAGACCGATACCGTATTCAGAATCTGTCAGGAAACTCTCGACGTTGATAGATGCCCTCTGGTACTTGTTCTCGTCACCGAGGTAGTACACGAACACGAGAGCGTCGTCGCCTGTACCCGGAACGATTGTCGAAACATCTGACTTCTGGTTTGCGTCCTCGTTGGTGAGTGTGTCTCCCATTGTACCGAGTTGGACACTGATGAGAGAACTGTCCTTGTAGACATTGATATCCTTACCAAGTTGCACATAGGTTCCGCTTCCGTTATTTGACATCAGTCGATAAGCCTCACGGACGTTGGCACCAAGATTCGTGTCGAGAATCTCGTCAGTGCCAGCAGTTCCGGTCGGTATGACCTTCTGGATCTTGATGTCAGTCCACAGACCTTCGTTTCCATCCTTGTGAAGTACCTTCTCACCTGTCTTTATGTTGACGTTGATGTCAGTGGTTGTTGCGGAACCGGTAGGTTCTGTAACAGTGATTGAGCCGTCTGCATTTGTGATTTTGTTCGCACCAACCTTGTTCTCCAATTTGTTAAACGCCTTCTCGACAGTATCGGCAGGAACGATTGAACCTGTATTGGTTGTGCCGTCATTTGTATAATTGGTCAAGAGAAGGTCCTTAGCCGCTGTGCTGCCCACAGTGATGTCACCGTTGACCTCGCTGATTGACGCGATAACCTTTGAACGGTCGTTCACGGCCGCGCTTGCGGTTGTATCACTGGCATTCGTGTTATATGAGTAGTCCATACCGGCGATCTCGTCGGCCAGTTTCATGATGGCATCATAGAGATTGTCAGGGGCATTCTGACCACCGAGAACCTCAAAACCGGCCTCATTCTCTTCCGGTACGGTATAAGAACCATCAGTACCAAGACCGGCACCGGTCTGTGTGTCGTCAAGTTCCGACTGAATGTCGTCCAGTCTCTTCGCTATTTCTGTCGAACTTTGGAAGACGGTGCATGTTGTGGTATTGCCGGCAACGTGATATACGCCGATTGCTGTGTCGACTGTGACACCGTTTACAGTCACAGGTGTGTACCTCGCCAACACGATCTCACCGTCTTTACGACCTTGCAGACCTCTCAACGCGCTCGCTGCGAGTTCGAAAGTGTCATAAATTGTTGTGCTTCTAAGAAGTTGTAAAACTCTTGCTGCTGCCATATTAATATTAATTGGTTTAGTTTGTTATCTTTCCAATATAAATATCTTGTTCGATGATGGCGGCCCGGATTTTTTTCTCCGGCGCCGCCAACTTTACCGTAAAAAGTAGTCTAAGTCAATCAGAACACCTCTCCGTCGCTTGTGTGGACTGTGTCTTCGTCGTCCACAACCCAGTTACCGGTAGTGTCGTTGAAGTCGAGTAAGTTGTTGTACAGGTTGTACACGAGAGAGTTAGTCTCCGGATTCGACGGGTTGCCGTTCTCGCCGTAAAGCGTCTTCCACATCTTGTCGATCTTGTCCGAGTACCCTCCGACGAAGTTCTCGATACTCGCCTCAAGCGCCGATATCCTCGCGTCGAAACCGTTGATTTTCTCAGACCACTTGTCCTCGACATAGAGTCCGTTCACGTTAGGGTCATATGCGATGCAGTTGTTGGACACTGCGTCATTGGACACAAGTCTGCTTGCGTCGATTCCGAACGCCTCGCTCGAGTTGACGGATATCGAGCCTGGTGTCACCGTCTTTACCGCCCCACCGTAGAAGTTGTCGATAGGTATCCTCAAGTTGTCCACCTTGTCGTTTATGGCGTCCACCTTGTCGTCTATGTCGGCGACGAGACTTGTCATGTCGATGACTATCGGTGTCCCCTCACCGCCGGCGTCTGTGTCGAATATGATGGTGAGTTTCTTGGTCGCAGGGTCATACGACGCGGACTTGACGACGCTCACTCCGGGCGCTTCCGGAAGATCGACACTGTATTCGCCCTCCGTCCCGCTTGTGCGGTAGTACAGTTTGTTTGCTTCCTTGTCGACGCGTATCGTGACGTTTGCGTAAAGTCCTTCGCCGTCGACGACGCGTATCATGTTGTCCTGACGGGTGTCGCTGTTGGACGCGACCTTCACGTTCAGCGTACGGTTGTCGATTGACACCGTGTCGCTTCCGTTCAGTGTGTCTTGTTTTCCTTCGAGCGAGCTTTCGACGTATGTCTTGTCCGCCTTGTTTGCGAGAGTCTCAGAGATGTTGTCGATGGCACCGGACATGTTGTCCACAAGCGACTTGATCGCCGACACGCCGGTCAGCATCAGGCCGCCGTCGGAAACTTTCAGATATTCTGACTCGTTCTGTGAGTTGAGTTTCACCGAGAATGTGTTCTCCGACAACGAAAGGCCGTCGCCGGCGTTGTAGGTGTCCACCAGGTCGCCCACGGGTATCCTGACTTCCTGTCTTACGCTCTCGCCTTCGCCGTCGTTTGTGAAGAACACGAGGACAATCTCGTTATTTCCCGCGTCGTATGACGCTGACTCGAAGAACTGGTCTTTCGGCAAGTTGATTCTTCCCTTTTCTACGCCGTTTATCTTGAGCGCGTACACAAGTTCAGACACCTTGTCGATAGTGATACCGTCCGACAGTGTGGTCTCGTTCGTGCTTACCCTCGAATTCAGGTTGCTGTATGCGGCGTCGAGCTGCTGGCGTACAGTTTCCAGTGATTCATTGGTGGCGGACATTCCGTCGCTGATTTCACCGAGTTTCTGGCTGAGCACACGACTCTGCACTGGGTTCTCCGACGTATTGCTCACCTCCGCCAGCACGTCAGACTTCTTCACGAAGTTCGAGTCGACGTAAGTCTTGTCTGCCTTGGTCGCCAGCTCGGCGTCGGTAGCGCCGTCGTTCTCTATGCTGCTGATCCTGTCGGAGAGCGTCTCCACGCTTCGATTTGTCTCTGTGACGCTGTCCTCTACAGTGTGTATCTTTGTCTCGAGTTCATTCTTTGTCGTGTCGACCTTGTCGCTCACCTCGTGGATTGATGAGATGAGTTCAGACTTTGCCGTGTCGACTGCCGAGGACACGCTTTCGTTTGTCGCGACGACGTCTGAACTGACGATCAGATTGCCGTTGTCAGGATTTTTCTCAATCAGCTGTTTCGGCGAGACCGCCACCTTCGTGTCCGCTGACAGCGTGTCCTTACCGTCTTCGGAGACAATAGACAAGGTCACCGAATCAGACGGTTTGTTGTCAACTGCGATGCGGTTTATGTTGTCAAAGACATTCCCGAGCGGTATTGTTATCGTCTCGCCGTCGAGGAAGTACAGCTTGATGGCGTTGTTGACAGAATCATATTCCGCACGGTCAAAGACGCCTGCGCCGGGAAGGTTAACGACAGTCTCGGTGTTTCCGAGGCGGAATATGAGTGAGTCGTTGTTCTCGTTCACGGAAATCGACGCGTCGACGAAAAGTCCCCCGTCACCGTCCTTCTGTATCGAGTTTCTTCCTGAAAGGCGGACGTTGCCCGATATCTTCTGCACACCATTGTCTTCGTTGACAGCAAGTTCGACCGTGTTTCCTCCGTTGTCGACACCGATCACCGTGTGCTCGCCGAAATCAAGGTCGAACTCCTTGACATTCGCGTCTGTTTTGAACACCCCGTTCTCAACCCCGCTGCGCGAGAATCTGAGCTTTTTCGACGCAGTGTCATACGACAGGTCGACCGCGGCGTATATTCCGCCGTTCTCGCCTGCGTCGACAGAACCGATCATGTTGTTGTCGAAACCTTGGTTGTTCGTGTCGATTGAGCAAATTTTCACCTCAGACGATATGACACCGTCAGAGTTTTTCGACATTGCGACTGTTGTGGTGTCCTCAACGCTTGTTGCCGCTTCGGAAGCCACGTCCTGTATCCGCTCCGAGAGCAGGCCGACCGCTTTCGCGAGTGTTTCTGCGTCACCTATGATTGGGTCGCGGCGGTCTTCCGGCTCATATGTTATCTGGTCCTCGATCTTGTTCGGGTCGTACGTGAGACCGGTAGCGCCGACGACGTCCATCAGCATGTCGTCGAGTTTCTCTGTCTTTTCTTTGAGCCTTTCGACCTCTTCTGATGAAGAACCCAACTCTTCTTCGACATGAGAAATCATCTCTCGGAGTTCGCTGTCGTCAATGTATGACAGTGACAGTCTTCCGTTGTCCGGAATTGTGCTTCCGACCGCCACGAGCATCTTCGGACTGTCCGGGTCGTCACCGTAGAAAACCAGTGCCGGTTCACCGAATTTCGCCGTGTTCAGGAAGCAGTCCCTTCCAGTCTCAAGGTAGCTTATCGCGGCTTCTTTGGTCGGGAACAGTTCCTTGTGCGAACGTATTTGAAGTCTGTATTTGTTGTTTTCCATTGTCTTGATATATTCCGATAAGATATTATACGTCACCGAAGTTGAAACCGAATCCGACGTTTATCACCGTGGACTCACCGTCTTCCGACTTCAGTGTGAGCACGCCGCTGTCGACGTCAAATTCCCCACTTGCGAGAAGTCTCTTCTCGATGCCGTCAATCTCACCCGCAAGCGCGTTGTCGGCGTTCTCGCGTTCCTGTTTTTCTTGGTCTAACTTTGAGGCGAGGTCGCTGATCTGCTCGTCGTGGAGCGTGTCCATCTCCTCGCGGTCCTGCTTTTCCTGGGCAATCTTCGAGTCAAGGGCGGAAATCTCCGTGTCGATTTTCTCGTTAAGTTCCCTGTCAGCCTGTCCTCTCGCCTCAATCTCGGCGTCTATCGCATTTCTTAACTCATTGTCGGCCGCCTCCCTTGCCGACGCCTCGTCTGCGATCGACTGCCTTATCTCGTCAAGTTCCTCGTCAACCTTCCCGACGACCTGTTCGGCTATGATGTCACTGACCCTGACAAGAGAACCGTCAACGAGTCTGTAGTCCACTGCCCTTGAACCGTCCGGTGCCACAAGCACGACCACAGAGTCGCCTTCGTTAAACGGGGCAGTGACCCACTTGTGGCCGTCCCATTCAGCGATGTAGTATCTTTCAGTGTATGTCAGGTTAAGACCGTTGTTCGGCTCTATGCCGCAATAAGAGTCGTTGTTGAACGCGACATTTACCGCAGTCCACACCTTGCTGCCTGACTTTACCGACGGCATGAGCACTGTCTCGTATGTTTCTCCGAGTATCTGTTCATGTCCATAGAAATTACTTCCGTCGTAGTCTTTGATAAGTCTGAGCGAAAGTGAGTACTTGGTCGAGATGATGTCCTGATAGACGTTTGTCTTGTCCCATTCAAGCCTCTTGATGTACGCGCTGTTTCCGCTCGGTGACAGTGTCGCCGTCCAGAACGACGCCCTTTCGCCGAAATATCCGACAAGACCACCGTCGTCGACGTATCCGGCCGGTTTCGCGTTGAATCCGTACATGTCAGCGCCGCTCGCGTCAGGGTTCCTGTCCGGTCTGCAGCAGCATGAGGTGTATTCCCCGCAGTACATCGGGCTGCATGACGGCACGTTCTTGCCGCAGCAGCATCTTTGTGTACTGGTGTTCCCTATCATGTCGTCGACCGTTGGCTCGCCGGTGCCCGGAGCTGGTGAGTTCCCGTCGTCGCTGCCGATCCATCCGGTCTTTGACTTCAGATATCCGCCGGCGTATTTGCCGAGATACCTGTTGCTTGTGGCATTCGCGTGGTCCCGGTTCGCCGCGTTCGGCTCGATGGCGTTGAGCATGTCGTCCCAGTCCTCCTTTGTGGGGACGCGCCATTTCGAAGAATTCATGAAAAGGTCGCACGTGATGCGTTTCACGCCCTCATAATCGTAAAGCAGCCCGTAGTCGCCCACCTTGTCGTGCACAAGGAAACGGTCGCCGGCGTGCAGGTTCTCGCCGCTCGGAAGGGTCTGGCCGTTCGTCTTGTCGATTATCATGTTCACGGGTGCGTATGCGCCTGTTCTGTAGGCTCTGGAAACACCGAGCGGTGACTCAGGCTTGCCTGTGCCCTGCAGTGTCTCGTCCGTGGCAATGACATTGTTGTCCTCATATGAGGTCACAAAACCGCCGATTGTCTGCGTGACACCGTTCTGTGTGATTTTAAGGACACCGTTGTCGCGGTCGAACTCGAACGACAGCGACTTGACGAAGTCGGACATCGACTCCTTGATGGAACCGGTCAGTCCGCTCATGTCGGCCGGTATGACATCACCGTTATACAGGTTCACCTTGAGTGTCTCACCGTCAAGAGTGACAGACTTGACGTCACGGCCCTCAAGAACGAAAAAATTGTTGTCAATCTCCTGTCCGGTGAGTCCGCAGTTCTTGGTTATGTCATTACTGTACGGGGAAACTAATCTAAAATAGGTTATGCCGTTCATTGTAACTTTCGTTTTCAATATAAATAGTTTGGTGGCTTTCAGGTTTCAAAACCACTCTTGACAAAATTAACGTTGCCTTCGATTTCCGACAACGAAAGCGGACACGCATAAAATCTGAAGCATCTCATGTACCCGAACAGACTGCCCCCGAACTCACGCTCAATGGGCAGCACTTCGGACGGCGTCTTCGTGTAGTCATAGTAGACAACATCCGCAAGACCTTGAGTCCCTCCGCCCAACGATATGTTGAACGGCACACCTTCCTGTTTGTCGTCCGTTTCCGCAAGTTTCCTGAGGTTCAGCGTCGGTATCTCTTTGGACACGAGTTTCAGCCTGCCGTCGACATAAAGCATCACACGCATCTTCTGTGACGACGAGGTCGACTTTGTGCATGTGCCGTAATGGATTCCGGACGGCATGAGTTTCATGTGCACCACAGACCATTTACCCTCCGGAACAACGCCCGGCACAGTCCATTCGGAAAGTATCGCCGGGTTTCCGCATGTGTCACCGGTGCAGTCGCAGTCCTTGACTGCATACTTGTATCCGATCGAACCGTCCTGACGGACCTGAAGGGCGAAAGCGTTGCGGTAAATGTCGCGGGCGGCGTCATATCTGCGGTCGCCTTTTGACGACCACGTCTTGTCCGCGAGCAGACCGCCGCACCCCCTGTGGTACAGCAGGAAGTAGTTTTCACGGTCATCAGCCTTCACGTCGGTGATGACCGCCTTCGTTCCTTCCTCCCAATGGTCAGCGGTGACGCCGGAGCAGGTACGGTCAAACATCAGGAACTTGTTGTCGGTCTCTATCTCGACAATGTTCGGGGTCGAAAGCGAGTGCCCTCCCAAAGTAGACCTTTCAGTGTCAGGCACAAGAGGAACCGACGATGTGTCCCAATAATCTCCTCCGAGATTGTAGTCAGACGTGCACTCGCACGGTTCGCTCACCTTGTCGAAATACCCGTCGGAGAAATATTTTGAGCAAGTGCATCTCGGTTTGCATGAGCACGAACTGACACTGCCCATTCCGTGCACTGGCCGGCATGGTTTTTCCGGACATGAGTCGCTGCCGTACCCGTCAGCGAAATACCCGTCGTCAGACGAGTATTCGTCACTGTCTTCGAAATAGACAGCGCTTGTTGTGATGTCGCTGAAGTAACCGCCTCCGTTATAACCGTCATCAGCGAAATACGTGTTGGATATCCGCTCGAAAAGTTCCTCGTGCTCCGCATACCTGTACCACTTGTTCTCCGCGCGTGTTCCTATATAGAAGAATATCCCGCTGTTTGACGGATACCTGTCGTTCATTGTCAGTTTGTCGGCGCGCTTCACCGCCCCGTCCGGTTTTATCACGAATTCAAGACAAACGCCTTCACCTATGTTGGTGGGCAGAATCTGGTACCCGTCACCGCTCTTGAAGAATCCCTGGTAGAAACCGCCTGACAGTCTGATGCAGTCCACCCCGTCCTCGTGGACAATGTCGTTTCCGTAATAGAAAATTCCATTGTTTCCTCCGGCTTTGCGGAAATGCATCCTCATGTCGTCCTCTTCTATCGCAAGGGAACTGCCGCCATACAGACGGTTGAACTCTGACGAAGAAACGGTATTACGGTCAAACAGTATAGTCCCGTTGTCCATTCCGGTAATCCCTATGTTGTCCAACGACAGCCCGCCGTTCCTGGCTTCGGACCATACATACCTGTCCGATCCGTACACCATGTCCGGCATCACAGTGCCGCATTCTGCCGTGTCGACAGAAACCGCAAGGCAACGGTCTGCGTAACCGTCCGCCGAGACATACGGAGAAGAATATGCACCGCCGTCCAGGAAGAAGTCCCAGCACTGGCTGCGGTCTATCTTGAAGACGAACGGTGTCCTGTTATGATTAAGGATGTGACTCATTGCATAATCAGTGTTGAAACGCTATTTATCTGTAAATATCGAACGACAAATGAGAAATAATGAATTGGTGGAATCCATCACGCGGAAAGTGATGACAAGAATATTGTCTGAGGCTGACGACAAGCAATGGCAGCATGAGATAAGGATTTTCTTCAACTCCATCAGGAAAGGGAGATATGAGGTTATGGGCGACACGATATATGTTCCATACACTTCGAGCGAGGATGACAGCCGTTACATATCATACACGTGCGGAGACATGAGACTCCGTGACGACAACTACATGATACAGCACAGCGACGTCCTCAACCGCAGGCAGTTGTTTGTTGTGAGCGAGATATTGAGGGATAACGGCGTCGACTGCTACGACGACGAGTAGTAATAGAAGGACATGATGAGAACCATCATATTGCGCGAGGAACAACTAAGGGAGTACATGGGTGACACAGGTTATTCATACCTGTCCGACACACCGTTCAACGCCCATCGTGGACAGCAAGACGTGACTGCCGACGGGGTACTTGACGGCACTGAATCCGCAATGCCGACGACAGGTGATGACGTTTCCGCCAACATAACCCCTCAGTTCTACGGAAGACGGTTCGGCATGGCGTACGGACACCCGACGGCGTCGGATCCTGACGTTTACATTGATCTGGACAAATCTTTCACCGTGTCAGAGTCCGCCAACGACGACACGAACCGCGACGGAGTCGACGACAGCGCCGAGGCGCCGGCCGAGACCGGATACGGACTTGACACATACTCGAACAACAAACAAGGGGACGACCTTGTCAAGATACCGCAAGGTGTGCAGCAGAAGACAGATGTACTTCTTGACGCCATGCGCTCGTCCGGTCTCAGTGACAAGCAGTGCGCGATGGTGCTGAACAAGATTATCGAGAACATGAACCTGTCCACACTGCCTGAGGTGTGGAAGAAAGTGCTCAGAAGGAAATTAGGTTGAATCATGGTGCGCATACTTTTGACAGAAGGCAACAAGGAACTCAAGCACAGGGTGTTTCCGCTCGGAGACGGGATAAGGAAACATCTTGAGTCCACATTGGCGTCATACAACGGCGACAAGACCGTAGACGGGTACAAGAGGTTGAACAACATACTGTCAATGAAGAACGGAATCGCGTACAACGAGATGAAACGCATCAAGAATTTCTTTGACAACTACAACGGTTCAGACAAGTCGGACGAGTACATACTGAACGGAGGCGACGAGATGAGGACATGGGTCAACAACACGCTCGGGCTCGCCACGAAAACGATAGACGACAGAAAGGCTGCGCTCAAGGCGGCCGGAGCGGACAACGCGTACATAAAGCCGCACGAGAAGCAGAGAACCAGCACAAAAGCGACGCGTGAAAAATTCAACACCGGCAACATGAACCGTTCCGTTTCCGACGGGCAAATTGTCCGTTACGAATCTTCGGCACACGCCGGGAACAGCATATATGAGGATATACTCCGGATGGTGGACGAAGAATTGCGGCGCGCTTATGTCAAATGAACTATTTATCATACACAAGGAAAAAACAACTTTTAGGATATGCAATCATGTTTGGAAAAAAGAGGTATAGAAGAAAGGCACAATGAGATTGTCAGAAGCGACTATACCAGGGAAAACCCGTATTCAGAGACACATCCTGACGCGCTGGCCACAGGCGACAGACAGGGCAAGGGTACCGGACACGGAGGGCACACACACTGGCTGCCTGACTGCAACGGGCCAAAGGGTGTGTTCAACTATTCAAACTTCGACACCAATCCGGCGAGCGGAATGGGTAACGACCTTGACAACGAGGCGAGAAAGCAGTCGATGGTCAGGAGCCTGTACAGTTCGGACGAACCGTACACCGAGAAGATAGTGGACACTTCCAAAAACGTCCGAGAAGGACAGTACGTCATAAGATAAAGAGCACAATGAAATCCCTCAGTTCTCTACTCGAGAGCGTGCTTCTTGAAGAGTCCGTGTCCGAACAGGACATCGATGACGCTTTGGACAACCACAGGAGGATACTGATAAACTATCACTCGAAGGGGGAGGACATAGCGACAGGTGACAGGATAATCGAGGTGTATGCATACGGGACGACAAGTGCGGGAAACCCGGTCATAAGGGCGTTCCAGCCATACGGGGACACAACTTCGCGTGTGCCCTCGTGGAAATTTTTCCTTCTTGACAGGATAAGCGAGTGGGACCCGACAGACCAGATATTTACCCAACCAGCCTCTGACATATACAAGGGTCTCGGGGAATTCAACCCTAACGGCGACAACACCATGGCGGTTGTATTCAAGGTCGCGCAGTTCGGAGGTCCGGACAGTGAAATCACGGACGACGCGCTCAGGAAGATTTCAACCGACGGAGTGCCAAGGGTTTCTTCTGACATCTACAAGACCGACACCGAACGGAGGATGGAACGGGTGAGACAACAACTTCAGGATCCGGTCAGCATAGACACCAAGAACGGAATAAAGATGACGGTACCTTCTCTGAAACCTTCAAGCGGTCCGCAAATGAAGAATGACGACACCAAGAAGGATGACACGAAGAAGGACGACGATGTTTACCGCACTGACACCGAGAGAGGGATGGACTCACTGATGAAGCAGCTCGAGAATCCGCGCAAGATAGACCTGTCAAAGTTCAACAAGCCTTCAGGGAAGCAAGAAGTCAAACCGGAGGAAACAGAACCGGAGACAGAAGAGAAAGAACCCGACACATACCGCACGGACACCGAGAGAGGGATGGACGAACTGTTGAGGCAGCTCGAGAATCCGCGCAAGATAGACCTGTCGAAAATACCCAAGCGGTGATATTGACAAATACGTGGGCCGGCAGGCAGTTTTAATGAAACAGAACAACAATGGACCTGAATTTAGTCGAGAACATAGGGAACGACAAGTCATCCCTTTCCAAGCCGAACAAGAGAGCGGTGGACCCGTCAAAGGTTCCGACGTTCTCCGGATACATGATGCCGCCGGGCGAGGAAGCGTACAAGCCTTACAACGCGCAAGAGGCGCTCAAGGAGATGAACGAGAATATCTCGAAGCGACGGATCAAAGACAGCAACGTGCCTGACGCCATCAAGAACTCCATCATCGCGAACCCGCTGATGATGAACGAGAGCACTGCCTCAGAAATGGACATGTTCACGGAAACGCTCGGTAAAAAACTGGACAGCATGGACGGAATCAAGCGGTCAATGAGCATCCTCGAGCAGTCAGAGCGTCTTGACAGAAGCAAGACGGTAGACAAGATGATACAAGAGGCGCCGGAAAGGAGGCGCACATCTCCATCCGGAACTATCGACTATGAAATAATCAAGGCGATTGTCGAGAGTGTAATCGACAAAAAACTCGGGACGCTACAGCAGACGCTGAACGAGAGCGCGTCGCGGAAAGAACCTGGACTGTCCGTGATGAAACTCAGCAACAAGTTCCTTTTCCTCGACGATGACGACAACATATATGAATGCGAGATGAAATACAGGGGCAAGAACAAAAAGAGAAAAAAACAGTAATTTTTTCAATAGTCATAATTTTATGAGTTTACGCGCCGTCCGTGAGGATATGCGCGTATTTTTTTGTTAATTTTCCATAAAATGTTTGTGTATCTCAACCCAAAACATTACCTTTGCGCAAAAATGCGAAAGACATGGACGAAGCAAGACTGAATGCAAACTACCTCAAGTACATACAGCGCCTTGAGAAATACAACTGCTACTCGCAGCGGATGATGGACGAAATCGGTGAGAAGATAAAGCGCGCCCCATACGCGCTGAGCGACCCTATGCGTGGGGCATACGAGGGAGGGATGGTGGACATCGTGCTGAACCGCCTTTGCCGAATCGCGTACGACATAAACGAGATGGCGCTGACAGGCACCGACAAGGACAAACCGAGACATCCTAGACTCGCGGTAAACTTCTCGATGCTGATGCGCGTCCTTCTTCTTCAGCACTTGGCGAAGGCCGTGATGTTCATACCGAGCACGGACGACTGGAAAATCAAGAAGGGGTACATATATGATTTCAACGACGATCTTCCCGGCAGCATGAAACTCGGGGAAAGAAGCCTGTACTTGTGCCAGAACTATGGCATTGTGCTCGCCGAGGAGGAATTTGAGGCAATGACCTCGATAGACCGCGACATGGAGGAGAACAAACTCATCATGACCTCGACGTTATGTGTCCTCACGAAGATGGTGAACACACTCACGACAATAGAACTTAAAAACTATAAATGAAATGGACAAACTTACAGTAAATATCATCAACAGATCCCCGCACCCCATGCCGGAATACAAGACACCTTCAAGCGCCGGCATGGACATTCGTGCATGGACGGAGCACACTATCGACATAAAACCGATGCAGCGCGTCATGGTTCGCACCGGCATATATATCGAAATGCCGGAAGGGATAGAATGCCAAGTCAGGCCAAGAAGCGGTCTTGCCGTGAACAAGGGCATAACCGTTTTGAACACGCCCGGGACAATAGACGCAGACTACCGCGGCGAGATATGTGTCGTGCTGGTCAACCTCGGCACTGAAACCGAGCACATCGGAGACGGCGAGCGCATCGCACAGCTGGTGTTCGCCAAACATGAGAGGGTAGAACTCGTCGAAACCGACACATTGGGTGACACCGAAAGGGGTGACGGCGGGTTTGGACACACCGGAATGTCTTAATAATTATATTTTTCTGTTTTATTGCTGCGGCGGCCACGTCTATGGAAAGTGGCTGCCGCTTTTTTTGTTCGCGGACATGGACAGATATTGTCTAATATCGCGAACGGAGCATTCGTTCACACCGCTTTTTTGTCTAATTACACCACATGACTCGGTGTTCGGACAGCGACAGAGTTGAAAAATGTCCACCTAAACCCGCATATTTCAGATAAAGATTGTGGCGACAGCAAAAAAACACATCATAGCACATATGGCACTATCACAATTGACATTGGCAGAACTGGACAGTCTGTACAACATGTGCGACAGACGATGTCACATACTGTTCAGACAGAAGAGCGTGAATCAGAACGACAAACGTGTGAACGACGAATACATGATGTATTTCGGATTCATCAACAAACTCGACGAAGAGTTGTACAAGAGGACAAAGAAATTTATCGAAGACGACAAGAATGAAACTACTAAAGAAGTTGAAACGCATGTGTGTGACACTGATGTCGCAGATTGCGCGGGGCGCCAAAAATGCCGATGATGAGATGTTCCGCACCTACAGCGGCGAATACGGTGGAAACAACATCACGATAAACGAGGAACAGCACGAGAACAGGGTGTCAAAAGACCTTCTCGCGGGAAAAGAGACACAGCAGGTGCGCGAACTCAGATACAGGACATACCTCGTCGACCGCGAGGCAAAAAAATACGTCTATTTCTCCCCATACATGTCAAAACGAAGAGGCAACACAGAGAAAAAGATGCCGAAGATACTCGAGCGGGACGGGTACAGCGTCGTGACCATACAAGAGAACAATGCAGTAATAGAGAACGTGTCCGACGGACTCAAGCAGGTTGGCGGACGCGGCGATCGCACGCGGCACTGGATTGATATCCAGCGTGACGGAAACTTCACGCCGAGGTACCGTCTTGAGGATTTCGTGAAGAAGATTGTCGTGATGCGCAAGGACAACGACGACATCAGCACGGCAATGTACGTCGACATGTACGTGAGCAAGTATCCGGACGAGTATGTGTACGTCTCAAAGGGTTTCGTCAGCGAGATAAAGAAGGCCGCGACCGAGACAGACCGGTACAATGACATCTTTGACATCAGCGGAATCTCATTCATCACGTCAAACGCGTGGGGAATGGACGACCTGATAGTGTTCCGCTTGCGCAACCCGATGCTGATGTCCATTGACGAGTATGACGGGAACTATGTGATACGGATGCGCGCCGGCGTCGTTGTCGACGCGAAGGACATGATGGACGAGTTCTATGAGAAATCGGTGACAGACAAATACAAAAACAAGGAGAAACGGGAGCATATTGTCGACATCACCGGCAATGAGCCTGTGAAGGAATATGTCTGCGAGGAATGCGGCAAGGTCGTAAGGTATGACACTGCGGAAATCGACGCCGCGGATGTCGGCGAGACAGAAGGTCTTGCCGAATACTACGACATGCAGATTTCAAAGGAGACATACGGACATGTGCTGTGCAACAAGTGCATGATGAACAAACTGAACGAAGGGTTACAAGAATGGCAGAAGATAAGAAATACGCATTCCTGATGGTGGAATACGGTGTACCGGACATCATAAGGGAAATACAGGAAAGCATCGACAAGAGTGAGCTTTACGGAGATCCGGAGCGTCCGGACGACTTCGGACTTGAACTAATGCCGCATGTCACGCTGGCCGCGTGCCTTGACAACGACACGGACACCGGCAAACTTTTCAAGATGCTAAGGCCGCTGCATGATTACAGGGCAATGCTCACCAATGTCTCAATATTCGACAATGAACTTTATGACGTGCTCAAGTGCGACGTGGCCAGCGACATACTCCACGCGTCGAACAGTGAGATACTGTCAGTCTATCCGTCACACAGCGAATTCAAGGAATACCATCCGCACATGACCGTCGCCTATCTCAACAAAGGGGCGTCAAAGAGGCATCTGATAGACATGCTCACGCCGCTCGTGCTCATAGAACCCGTGTCGTTTGTCTATTCAAACTGGACGGATGGCGGAAAAACGAAAAAGACGATAAAGTTCAGTTGACTTTTTTACGTTTGTTAACACATTTTAATAATATACACAATATCACATGGACAAGAAAAGCATACTATCAATGTACATGAACGACGTCGAGCAAAACCCGTTCACCGAACCGAACACCGGAGACGAGGAAACCGACCGTATGGTTGAGCAGATGAGGAACGACCCGAACGACATAGAAGTCGCATTCAGAAGATTCCATATGGAGTACAGAAAGTTCACCGAGGACAAACTTGACGTCAGAGACAGCGAACTGACCGTGAAACTACGGAAGGCATACTGCCCTTCATGCGGAAGCGAGATAGTGTCACAAGTCCCCGTAATCATGAACCACGCGCTCAATGAGCGTATCGGACGCTATGAGTGCCCTTCATGCGGAGAGAAACTGAATCTTGACCACGCATACCCGAGGGTCGTGTTCTTCGACAAAGACGGAAATGAAATAACTCCACATATTGACTGATTGCATGGGAAAGAAGATAGGCATAGAGCTCAATGACGTGCTCCGGGCATACACGGAGCAGTTCATTTACGTTTACCGGAAATTCATCGATCCGGCCGCAGAACTGAAAACAGAAGACATCACCGACGCGGACTTCAGCAAGTCGTTCCCGTTCAAGAACCGTGACGAATACACAAATTTCAGGTACATCGACTACCCGTTCGAGCTGCACGCAAGGGCGGACGAGTGCTCAAAAGGGTTGAACGCCAAGTTCAACATGTGGACGGGCAGAGACCTCATTAACGCTGTCGAGAAGGACAACGCTCCTGAATTCATACTGTACAGTCCTCTCGAGGCCAATCTCACGATACAGTCGACATTGTCGTACTTGTCGGCGAACATGTGCAGGATGAGGGAGATATGGTTCCCTGTCAACTCGGCCGACATATGGAAGCGATGCGACATTGTCATCACAGCGAACCCGACAGTCCTCGACGCGAAACCGGACGGGAAAGTGTCCGTGAAAATCAACATGCCTTACAATGCCGGTTCTGCGGCCGACCACTCGTTTGACAGCATGGCCGCCGTCATAGACGACCCGGACAGGACAATAGAGAAACTTCTCGAAGAATAAGCGCAAAAAAGACAAGAGCATAATGACATTCAACGGCAAGGAATACATCATAAACTGGAATGCCTACGCAAAGATATTCTCTTCAGTCGGAAGGAATGATGTGACGTCAAACACCACCGTATCGCAGACATACGGGCTCGAACCTGGGGACGACGAGATATCAATGCTGTCAAAGGAGATAGTCGAGACAAAGTACAACGGCAATGACACCGTGCAGGGACTCAAGTATGACTCCATAAAGATGATATTAGAGTGCGCGCTCCGCCCTCTCAGCGAAGACCGAAAGACATGGGACGAAATGCCATTCGGACAGATACTGGCTATCAACACACTTGTTGACATGGGCATAATCAAGATACACGATCCAAACGACACAAAATGAACGACAAGACCGAAACAATCCTCAACAGGATAAACCAAACGATAGAGGCGATAGACAAGAAGGAGTCACGGCTGTTCTTTTTCGTGACAGACTGCAAAAATGTGCCTAACAGCAACATGCTGTACGTGTACGACATCGCAAGGACGCTGCATCAGAACGGATACAACGTGACGATGCTTTATCAGATAGTCAACGAGTACAGCGAGCACGAGTTGAAGAAACTGCACAAGAAAGGTAAACCTCTCGACGAGATGAGAATGTTCGTCGGTGTCGGAGAATGGCTTGGCGACAGCTATTCATCCATACCGCACATGAACATATCCTCCGGACAGTGGACTGTCGGCCCGTCCGACTTCCTGTTCATCCCCGAAGTGTTCACGTCGCTGATGAAGGAGACGTTCGACAAAAAACTTCCGTGCAAAAGATACGCCATACTTCAGAATTTCAAGTATGTCACCGAATTCATACCATACGGCGACCAGTGGGCGAGCTACGGCATAACCGACGCCATCGTCTCCACAGACACACAGGCGAGACTGCTAAACGGCGTGTTCCCGTACGTGAGGACGAGGAAACTGAACCCGTATTTCCCGTCAACGCTGTCAAAACCGATAAAGGCGAAAAACCTGATTGTCAACATAGCGGCGACGAATTCGGACGCAGAGCACATCATCAAGACATTCTACTGGAAATACCCGCTCATGCAGTTTGTCACCTTCCGCGCACTTAGGAACATGCCGGCCGACAAGTATGCGGAGTTGCTCAAGGAGGGATGCATCACGATATGGCACGACCCTGAGACTCCATTCGGCCGCAGTGCCGTGGACGCCATAAAGTGCGGGAACATCGTGATAGGGAAACTGCCCGAGATCATACCGGAATGGATGGGCGACAACAACACGATACTCGACAACGGGATATGGTACAACAACATCAACGACGTGCCTGACGTGCTGGCGAAAGTTGTCGGTTCGTGGATGCGCGACGAGGTGCCTGAATTGCTGTACGAAGAGATGGACAAGACGGCGAAGAAATACACATACGCCGAGTTTGAGAAGGAGACACTGCACATGTTCGAGTCAATCCTCAAGGACCGCATCACGGAGATAGAGTCGGTCAAGGAGACAGTCGAGAATAACGCCCCAAAAGAAGACGATAACAAGAAATGAAAGATTTAACCATTGTCACACCATACCACAAGTTTGACGACGAAATCCGCAAGATGTCGGAGAACATGTACAAGTCAGTCGACGCCGCCGTGAAGAACTACAAACACGGGAAGGTCACGCTGATGGCGGTAGCGACGGCCGATGTCTGCGAAAACGGTGACTTCAAAGCGCTCATGGATGAACGCGGCGTAAAAATCGTACAGAACAACGGGGCGGCGGACTACTGCAGTCAAATCAACCGCGCCGCCGAAGAGGTGAAGACGGAACACTTCTCCGTCATCGAATTCGACGACGAATACACACCGAAATGGCTGAACATGGCGCACGACTATTCGGTCGGCAACGAGACGATGAGTGTCATCATCCCTGTCAACCTTTACCATGACGAGAAAGGCGAGAACTGGTCATACGGGAACACAATGGCGCTGACGCCGATGTTCATCACGACAAACGAGAACGACACAGACCCTGTCGGGGTCATCAACAGGCACCGTCTTGAGGGCATGGCCGTGTTCAATCTCACCGGCGCGGTGATAAACACCGCCGACTTTATTATGGTCGGAGGATTCAAACCGTCCATCGAGGTCGCTTTCAATTTCGAGTTCCTGCTCAGACTCACAGAGAACGGGATGAAGGCGATGGTGGCGCCAAAGGAGGGATACAAGCACACAGTCGCCAGGACGGGCAGCCTAACGGACGAATACAACCGGAGATACACCGAGGCCGATATCGAGAAATGGTTCAACCTCGCATATAAGGAGTGCAAGTACAAGGAAGACCGCGGAAACGGTATCGACACACTCCACGACGAAACCCTTAGTTGAGACGGTGGAAGATGAGACATTGAACACCACGGCCATACAAGGAAACACGGAAACGGAACATGCGCCCGCTGTAAAAAAGAAACGCGGGCGCAAACCGAATCCGGACAAAAGGACCGGATATTTTTACGAAGAGGAAGAGGAGGCGTTCAGGCAGTACATCAAGAGCGACGACCAGAACTTCCGCAACCGCGTGTTCCGCGAGAAACTCTATCCCGCGTTCACGAAGATGATAGAGAGCATCATGCGGAGGTACAAGCTGTTCACACCGTCAGAAGAATACGACGACACTTTCAATGACACGATGTCGTTCCTCATAACCAAGGTCAACAACTTCGACACGACAAAGGGGTACAAGGCGTACTCATACTGCGGCACGGTGTGCAAGAGATACCTTCTGCTCAAGAGGACACAGGACATGAAGCACACGGAGCGGACAGTGTCGTACGAGGATGAATTCGGCACAAAGGGGGACAACCGCACAGAAGAGGAAAGCTCACTTCCGTTCTACAACGAAGTCATCGACGCCACAGTGGAGAACATCAAGGACATGCTGCTTCGTGCTGACGAGCTCGAACTCACCGAGAACGAGGAAAAGGTTGGGTATGCGCTCATAGAGATGCTCACCAACTGGGACGACCTGTTCACGAGGATAGAGTCAAGGAAGTTCAACAAGACGTCCGCGCAATACTTCATATCGGAATACACGATGCTGAACCCGAAGGAAGTAAGGGCGGCGATGAAAAGGTACAAGGACGTCTATTTGGTGACCAAGGAGATACTGATGGAAAACTGATTCCGGATATTTACCGGAAGACACAACAGCAATGGTACCATTAAAGAAATACAAAGTCAAGATAGACTCGTCAGACAACCTTCAGAGACTTCTGCAAGAACTATATGACGAGGCGTGCCAGAACATCAAGCAGGTTCAGGATGAGATCAACAAGCTGGCGAACTCGACGGTACTGTCCGAAGAAGGCATGGATTCGAAATCCAAATACGCAAAAGCGATAAACGACTTCATCACGAGCAAGGACAAGGCCATCGGGCGCAAGATGGAGGTGGCGAAACTGCTTACGGAACTGATCAAATTCAACGGGAACATCAAGCGCACGTTCGAGGAGAGCGAACAGATAGGCGACTGGGACGATTTCATCGCAAAAGCAGACAAGATGGCCGCTGAAAGCAAGAACGAGACTGTCAGAGAATACAAGATGTAAAGACGATGAACTTTCAGAGGATAAAAAGTGAGGTGTTCGGAACGATAGACGCGGCACAAACGATGCTGAACAGGTTCCCTGATCTTGATGCGGACAATGTCGGTGTGTCCGTAAACATGAGTTCCAACCCGTTGGAATTCATCGTGGACCTGTTCAAACAGACCGCCGGATATGACATTTTATTAAAGTATGTCGGCTCTATGATAGCGACAGCGATACCGGCGATAGAGATTTCGGTAAAGGCGCTTCTTCTGTCGAACATCAGAAACCTCCTCACTTGCTCACTGAACCCACTCATCCCGGATGATTTACTCCGTAACGGCGTCGTGTTCCCGATCAACGAGATAGACCTGCTCGGGATACTGGAAATGTGCCCTCTCGACGACAGGATCAGGATAGACATGAAGACGCTGTCACAGATAGCCGATTACCAGACAGGGATGACAGAACAGATGATGTCGGACACCGAGTTGCCGTTCAACGGCATTGAAACCTCAGTGTCAAACCCGCTCTCACAAATGGCCAGTGAGATGTTCGGGCTCGGAAGCATCAATCTTTTCAAACACAATGTCGGCAGATACTACTATTTCGGATGCGACGGATTTGAGAAACCTGACGACCTTGTCAACGCCGGCGACTTCAACGCATTCCTGTGGTTCATGAAGAATCGGGCGGCAAGAAGGCACGCTTGGCGCGGCGTGAAACTTGTACAGTCTACATTCGGGGACTCAGTATGGGGACGCTCCAGCTACATTGTGCAAAAAGAACAGGCCGCACAGTCCGATGACGAGAACAAAAGAGACACGAGGGACGCAGGAATAATTACCCTTGACTACCAGAAGAACGGGTCGTCTCTGCGGAACGCCGAAGGCTACGCTATCGACCCTCCGGTTCCGTTTAACAACGCAATACAGGTGCTTCTCGGGAACTGCGAACCTAAGTCGGACGATGACAGAGAAGGTATAGAGAATGGAATACGCACAAACCAAGACAACATACAAAAAGCGAAGGGCGAGTTCGCTGAGCTTGAGGCGAGGTCGCTGATGCTTGGGCGCGAAATAGCGAAATGGGAAGAGCAAATCAAAGAGAGCGACGCGGACATTGATTCTGACGGCAAGGATTTGCGCAAACAGTCCATAAAGGCCGCCAAGAAGCAGAAGGACAGCATAGACCAAGAAATAAAAGAAAAGCAGAAGTATATACAAGCACAGCAGGCGGAACTGGACGAAAATAAAAACAATCTGACACAAGCGATACAAAACGCCGGAACAGATGCGTATAGATCAATTAAATCCAACCACTACAAAAACCGGACATTGGTCGAATTCAACTATGATTACATATCCTCGCTTAAATTGTTCGACTCAAAAGTCGTCGTGGCCCAACTGATTGACGCTTTGACCGGATGCATAAGCGTGAATCTTGACATGTCGTTTGAGATGAGGGTCGTCCGCGACATGATAAAAAAGACCGTGCAGGATGTCATAGAGTCGGACGATGTTGTGGTGTCAGACTGCTTCTTCAAGTTCTCCAACAAAGAGTATCAGGCGATGCTGGACAAGGCCGAACTCGAGCATGCCGGATATTTCACGGCGGACAGCATCGCGACAAGCGCCGCCAAGGTAGACCCGTACAAGATACTTTCCGCAATTGACGCGATTTCAGACGGGACGTCAAAGGAGGATGTCGAGTCTGTCATTGAAGGAAGTCTGCGTGAGATATCATATGACATGTACAGCGAAGGCGAAGAACATGTCCGCCTAAGCGGAGGGGTAAAGTTCGGATTCATACAGACCATACTGACCGAACTCGCGAATGTGATTGTGCAGGCGCTGATGTCGCCTAAAGTCTACTTGCTCATAGCAGTCAACATGTCTGTGCTAGGCATGGCCACGCCGTTAGGCATCGACGAGTACATCAAGTCATACAGGAACCTCATCACTTCACTGATACGGACAGTCCGCGACCAACTGATATCCATACTGTTCAACAAACTCAAGGAACTGCTCGACCTGCTCGCCATCGAGGAGGCGAAACTTTTCGCCGAGGAACAATATGAATACTACCGCAGACTCATCATGAGATGCATTGACTGTTTCAGCCGGAACAGAGGTCTCAACGACTGGGACATGGACAATGTGGACTATGCCGACATCTACCGCGGCACGATAACGCCGGAAGAAGAGTCTCCGCGTGAAGATAACTGCTAAACATACGCTAACAGAATGGCATGGATAAACACAATAGCGAACGCGGTAAACGGAAAACTCAAATTCGTCAGGAAGGCATTTCCGACCATACCGCCGTTGCTTCTTTTATGCGAGGCGAGCGAGCGTCCGGGCCTGTCCGCAATGGCGCTAACGACAGCGATAATCAAACGTCTGTCTGAGGCCGGCATTCCGACCGGCGTGAATCCGGACGGTTCTCCAAACATCATCAACAAATTTGTCAGAATCATCAGCGAGGAGGTGGTGAAGGAGATAAAGGACAACCTTGCGGTGGACGTGGTCGCAGGACCCGGAAGTGTAAGCGTCACCGGGACCGGAGCAGGACCGACAGGTCCGATAACGTTCAGCGGCGTCAACATACAGCCGCTGAGTTTCAAGGGAATCGGCAAATGAACGAGTACAAAGACAACACGACAGAAGAACTGAACAAGATGGCCGAGGAGATGTACAACGAGTTCGAACAGGCAAAGTCCGAGATGTACAAGCAATACATACGCATGGGAAAAGCGGCCGACAAATACTCGGCGATAGACGCCGAAATAAAACGCAGGGAGAAAAACGACGACAAAAATGAAAGGTGACAACGCCAATTTCTACATATTGCCGGTACTAAGCACGTTCGACCCTGACGGAGGGGGAAGGATAAGGGTCAGGATACCAGCATACGACGATGACAACGCACCCATAGAATCGCTGCCATACGTGTTCCCCATGCTCCCGAAACATCTTCACGTCAACCCGAAGGTCGGGGAGAGTGTGATAGTGTTCCTTCAGCAGAAAGGCAAATCCGGTACTCAGAGAGTTTTCGTCGGTCCGATCATATCACAACCGTACACGATGGACTACGACTTGCATAACGGGACAGCGAGATCGCTGCTTACCGGAACGCAGACCGGACTTCCGGAACAGTCCCCGGAAAAAGACGAGGAGAACTTGGGCACTCTGCCGGAAAGGGAAGACATCGCGATAGAAGGGCGAAAGAACGCCGACATCGTGCTAAAGGACAACGAGGTCAGGATACGTTGCGGACACAAGAAAGACGCCGGCGCGAGAGAGAAGTTAAAGAGACTGAAAAGAAACACCGTCGACCCGGCATACATACAGATGAAGTACGCCCAGCGCGGCACGCGGGACGACCTATATTCAAGTTCGATCAACATAGTCGCCGACCGCATCAACCTGCTTTCCCATGATTCAAAGACACTGCTTAACCTGAACGGGGACAGAAAGGACGGATGCATAAACGACGATGAGATGGCGAACATAGAGGCCAAGGCGCATCCTATGATATACGGGGACGAACTCGTGGACTTTCTCCGCAACGTCGTGACAGCGCTGGTCACACACACGCACCCATTCCCGATGAAGTCAACCGTGATGGACAATGAAATGGTAAGGAAACTCATGGTCAACCTTGACGACATGCTCTCCAAATCAATAAAGTTCAACTGACGCTATTTATCCAAAAAGCGGAAAGATGCACATAAGGACATATGCCGACAAATCAAACACCATTGTGAGGGGTTCATCAGCGAACCTCGCGCTGAACCCGGTAATGGAACTGAATTACGGCAAAATGCTCACAAGAGGTCTCATACACTTCCCGTGTGAAAAAGTTAGGGGACTCATCGACGACGGAACAATAGCGGACACGTCAATGCTGAGGCACACGCTGCATATGACAAACGCCGCGTCCGTCAACGACCGCAGAATCAACTGCGGCATGGACGACAGTCATTTCAGCGGGAGGAAACTCAGGGCCGTGTCATACGACCTGATATTCTTCCGTGTGCCGTATGACTGGGACGCAGGACGCGGGTTCGACTACGTGAAAGACCTGTACGACAACACAGGGCGAGGATTCTCAAGCGGTGGGTCGAACTGGTACAACTACCGCAGCCGCTGCAGGTGGGACGAGGAAGGGATATATTCCACAGACAGACTGTCAAAGGAACTCGACCTGTTCACCGCAAAGTCCGGCAACAAGTCAGACGTCATATTCGCATACCAGCACTTTGACATGGGAAACGAACCTGTGTCGGTGGACGTGACAGACATCTTCAATTCGATGATCGCGGGAGATGAGTGCAACAACGGGTTCGGCATAGCGTTTTCACCGAAATACGAGGAATGCGAGGAGAATGTTTCGCAGTATGTCGGAATGTTCACCGGCCACACGCGTTCGCTGTACGAGCCTTTCATACACACAGAATACGACAACCCGGTCGCCGACGACAGGCTGAACTTCTGCAAGGGACGCACGAACAGGCTGTATTTCTTCGCCGCGTCAGGCGGAATGCCTATCAACCTTGACAGCATGCCGAAGGCGTCCATCAACGGGGAGGAATATGAGGTGAAGTCGCCGACAAAGGGCGCTTACTACATAGAGGTCGCGGACAGGGCGGAGTTCGAACCAGACACCATGTATTTCGACACATGGTCAGGACTGTCGTACAACGGGTACGACATGGGCGAGGTGGAACTCAGGTTCGTTCCGAAAAACGCCGAGTCGCATTTCACGTTGGGCATACCGCAGAACAACGGAAGCGAGACGTTTAAGCCTTACGTGTACGGAATAGGGCACAGGGAGAAGATAAGGAGAGGGGACATAAGGAAAGTCAGTGTCGAGTGCAAAATACCTTATACTTCCAAACAGACCTACTCGGAGGCCAACATAGAATATCGCCTGTACACAAAGAACGGCGAGAGCGAGATAGACATCTACGGATACTCGCCGACAGAACGTGCGTATGACATGAACTACTTTCTGATAAGGACAGAGGACCTCATACCGTCAAGATACTATATCGACATCAGGGTCAGGTACGGCATAGAACTGCTCTACCACCGCGATCTGCTCGAATTCGACATCGTGAACGACGAGACAGAGCGATATGACTAAATCCATTTTCTCGTGATATATATTTATAAGTGGACAAAATAACGAAAAACAGAATCAATTTGTACAAATGAATGATTTGCTTATAAAGGCTCCGGTTGAATATGAGCCGCTAAGAAAAAACCGATTCTTGCTCAGGTTCCCTTCGGACCTCGGCATACAGGAGTGGTGGGTGGCGTCCGCTTCACGCCCGACCATAACACAAGGCGAGACTGAGATCCCGTTCCTCAACACTTCGAGTTGGGTCGTTGGACGCTATCTGTGGGAGCAGATAAATGTTGTGCTAAGAGACCCGATTGGCCCGTCAGCGTCGCAGGCGGTAATGGAATGGGTGCGACTCCATTCAGAGTCGGCGACAGGACGACAGGGATATGCCGCAGGATACAAGCGAGACCTCATCCTCGAGATGCTCGACCCGACGGGCGCGTCTATCTCGATGTGGATACTCAAGTCTTGTATGGTCGTTTCTTCAAGTTTCGACGACCTCGACTATTCAGACGACGGGCTGGCGACAATCAGCATCTCTATACGACCACAGTACTGCATTTTGGCATACTAAAACAAAAATGCGCAACCAAAAAAAATAAAAACAACCGACGAAAATCGGTTGTTTTTATTTGCTATGCACACAAATGAGGCATCACAACAGTCTGCGTATGGCGGAAGCGACACTTTCCTCTACCAATCGGCGGACGACAGACTCATTCGCGTTGGACTTGAACTCATGTCCGGGCGCCGAATATTTGGCCGACATCGAATCTAGACTGTCAACAAAACCTTTTTCGTGCTGCGTCAACCTTGTCTCCGCCATTTCGTCCGGATTGAACGCCACGGTCAGTTTCATTCCTTTGTACGTTTCACGAATGTTTGACGGGTTATCTCGGCGGATGTCGCTTCCATCACGCAGGCGCAGGAATGCGTACATGTCACCCAGCTCACGTTGGAACAATCGCGACAGATCGTCGATGAAACGACGGTTTCTGGTCTTTAGATACAAGTCGAATACAATGTCGTAATTCCGAGTCCAACGACAATTTGTAATTTCTGAAACCACCGAACGCATCAGTGTGTTTGAAGTTACCATATCTTCCAAACGGTCGCGAAAATTATGGAAAATTTTGCTGAACTGTGTGGACAACTTATTCAATCTATCATCATCTATCCAATCATTCATATCAATAACTTGAATTTTAACTCTACGATATAAATAGAGACGATCAACGTGTTAAAAATGTTAAAATCCTTGCACATCAGTTCATTTTAACATACCTTTGCCAAAAAATACAAAATATGAACGCCCCAATCAAATATTTCGGCGGAAAGAACGGTATGTTCGGCAAGATAATACCGCACTTCCCGGATCCGTCACAATACACGACATACATAGAACCGTTCGGCGGTTCCTATGCGATAGGGTTCCACATGGAACATATACCCGAGATTGAAATATACAACGACCTCGACGAAAATGTGTACACCTTGTACAAGGTCATAGCGGACAAGGACATGTTCGTGGAGTTCAAGTCGAAATGTGACATTTACCCGTACTCCGAGCAGTTCCGTGACGAGTTCCGCGAGAGACTCAAGGACAGAGGAATCAGCGAGGTTGAGCGGGCGTTCTATTTCTTTTACGTCAACCGGACATCGCACAACGGCATAGGCGGGATGTCTGTTAATATGGTCGTGAGGAGGGGGATGGCGAAGTCAGTGTCGGACTACCTCAGCACAGTGGACAAACTTGTTGAATTCCATCAGAGGATGAGTCACATGGTCATAATGCATCGTGACGGGATAGCGCTGATGAACCGCTACCGGGAGTATGACAGGTCGTTCATGTACTGCGATCCGCCATATGCTTGGGACACAAGAGGGGATACGAGGTATAGCGTTGACATGGACAACGAGATGCAACAGAAATTCATAGAAGAATGCTTAAACAGCAAGGCAAAACTGCTCATAAGCGGATATGACTGCGAGATGTATGACCAGCTGACGGCAGCTGGGTTCACGAAAATAAACTTTGATGTCAACACAGTGACCGGAACCCGGAAGAAAAAGACAAAGGTGGAAACATTATGGAAAAATTACTGACAACAGAGTGCGCCATAGCGCCGAACACAATATGGCACGGAGACTGTTCTGACTGCATGAAGCGCATGACGCCAAATTCCGTCGACGTCGTGCTGACAAGCCCTCCATATAACACGTCAAGGTCACACACCGACTTCTTCAACGACCACAAGAAGGGAAGGTACAGCACGAGATACGTCGACCTGAATGACAATCTGACACCGGAGCAGTACGAGGATTGGACGGTAGGCGTATTTGACGGGTTCGACCGCATACTGAAAGAGAACGGAACTGTGCTGTACAACATAAACTACGGCGTGAACACACATGACACGATGTGGAACCTTATCGCCGCAATACAGACCCGCACAAATTTCTGTGTGGCCGACTGTATCGCTTGGAAGAAAAGGAACGCGGTGCCCAACACGGCAAGTCCAAACAAGTTGACCAGAATATGGGAGCCTGTGTTCGTGTTCTGCCGCAGGGACGAGTACCGCACATTCACCACAAACAAGCAGGTGGTGTCCACGTCAAAGGGGACAGGACAGAAAAACTACGAAAATGTGCAGAATTTTGTCGAGGCCAAGAACAATGACGGACCATGCTCCATCCACAAGGCGACATATTCGACGGAACTATGCGAACAACTGTTAAATGTATACTGCCCGAAAGGAGGACTTGTGTTTGATCCGTTCGCAGGAACCGGAACGACGGCGCTCGCGTGCATAAAATTGGGCATAAATTACATCTGTTCTGAGATTTACGACAAATATGTTGAGTTGTGTAATCAAAGAATTAGTGAGTTTAACAAAAATTAACACCAAAGTTTTGGTAGTCTCATAAAAAAATCCTACCTTTGCGAAAAATTCGGTGTACAACGATACACCTTATCGTGATAATTCTTTTTTTGTGTAATAACATTACTAAAAAACAGTGAAAATGGCTAAATTCAACAAGAAAAAGTCACCGAGAGAGGCAACAGAGGTTAATTTCATGGGCGAGCGCGCCTACAAACTCGACCCGAGGGAGGAACTTGTGGCGACGGTAATGACAACATTCCTGCAGAACGGGTATTATGAGAAGGAGGAAGAGACTACACAGCGCATCAAGTCGCTGCTGGACAAGTCCGACCCGTTGTTTGCCGCAAAACTTGCCCTTTATGCAAGAAACGACGGAAACATGCGTTCAGTCACGCACCTCATCGCCGCATACATCGCACAAAAGATAAGCGGCAGTGAGTGGGGCAAGCGTTTCTATGAGAAAATCGCCGTGCGTCCTGATGACATGTCGGAGATTCTGTCGTGTTATGCGAGCATGAACAAGTGCGAAGGCGGCAAGCCTGTCCGCAAGATTCCGAACGCAATCAAGAAGGGTTTCAAGTCGGTGCTTGAGGGTATGGATCCGTACCGTATTGACAAATACAAGATGGAGCGGCGCGAACTGTCGCTCGTGGACCTCGTGAACCTGCTACATCCGACGCCGACACAGAAGAACGAGGAGGCGTACAGGCGACTGATGGCGGGTGAGAGTCTTGACGGCTTATATGACAGCAAGATTCTCGAGAAGGAGATGTCAAAGCGCGGTTCAGATGCCAAGACTGCGGACGAAAAGGAGAAGGCGAAGAAGGAGGCAATCGAGTCGGTGATTGAGAATGTCGGCGGCATGCCGATCTTCAACCTTGTCCGCAACCTGCGTAACATCATACTGCATTCGCCGGACAGTCTTGACACAGTGTGCGAGTCGCTCAGAAACGAGAAGAAGATTCTCAACTCGCGTCTGCTTCCGTTCCGTTTTGCGTCTGCATACCATGAGGTGGAAAGCATGGAGGACAAAGACAGCAAATCGTCAATCATGTTCGAATCTGACGTCAAAAACGAGTTGTCGAAAAATGTGCAGAAGGTACTGTCGGCACTTGAGGACGCCATCGAAATATCGTGCAAGAACATCCCGTGTCTTGACGGAAATGTCGCTGTGTTGATCGACCATAGCGGAAGCTGCCGAGGCGACGGAGGAGGTTCGTCCAAGGTTTCAGCGTTCTCGAAGACAACAACTGCGATGATCGGCAATCTGTTCGGTTCTATGCTTGCTTGGAGGCAGAAGGATGTGTACATCGGCCTGTTTGGTGACCGTCTTATACCGGTCAAGGTGGACCGCAATAAAAGACTGCTCGAGTTCAACGAGGAGTCCTTCAACGAAGGAAGGAAATGCGGACCTGCCACCGAAGCCGGAATCTATGACTTCATGCGTACAGTCGTCAATGAGAAAAAACGTGTGGACAACGTTGTCGTTTTTTCGGATTGTCAGATAGGAGAAAACGGCAAGACTCCGTGGTATGGTGTGTCCTCTGGTGACAGAAGCGGAAGATTTCAGGAACTTTTCAAGGAGTTTATGCACATCAACCCGCAGTGCCACTTTGTCGTCGTAAACTTGAGACAATACGGAAGCACAAACGTCTTCAACACAAAGGGGAACGTCATTAACATCGCCGGATGGAGTGACAAGATTTTTGACACCATCAGTGCGAACACACGCGGATATGCCGAGGTCATCAAGAAAATCGAGGCAATTGAGATTTGATTAGTATAATGTCTAAAAACACTACGATATGGGAGATAAATCGTTCAATAAACGCATACAGAAATCACACGCAAAATTGATGGCGTGGGCACAGAAACGAGGGATACGGATCATGACACGCAATGAGAGAGAGCGTGAGGAACGCGACAACAACCGTGGTCAGAGACCGCGTGTCAGATGATCACAACAAAACACCACAACACAAATGCTTAACGAAAAGGTTTTCACCCCATCGTGGACCGTGTGTGTGATGTTAGATTTTATGGGGTATGTTTCAGACGGAGACATACTCCATAAACACATCATAGACAACTCATGCGGAAACGGGGAAATGCTTGCCGAAGCACTCAAGCGGTATATACTTGCACACAAAGGTGAGGCAATAGACGCCAGTGACGTTGTCGGACATATCCACGGCATAGAAATTGACGCAGAACTGGCACACACCACAAGATGCAGGCTGAGCGACGTGGCGAAAACGTTGGGGTTACAAGTTAACACGAGCGAATGGGACATCATATGCGGGGACGCACTCGATGAACATAAGTTCGACAGCAAGATGGACTTTGTCATCGGAAATCCACCATACCGGAAGGTTCAGGATTTCGGTGAACTCAGGGCAAAGATAAAATCCGCAGGGATAAGCAGGAAAGGAATGACCGACTTGTACATAGCGTTCTATAAAGTCGGAATCGACATGCTGTCAGACGGAGGAAGAATGTGCTACATAACACCGTCAACATGGACAACAAGTCTGTCCGGTGGCGACCTAAGGAAGTACATCAAGGAAAATGCCCCAATCATCGGTGTCATTGATTGCGGACACGAGAAGGTGTTTGACGACGCGAATACATATCCGTCCATATTCCTGATGGAAAAGGGATATATGGGTGACAGTTTTGTGTTCAGGCACATAAAAGACGACAAAACTGTAAGAATAGCGACAAAGGACTGTGAAATTGACGATAAATATTATTTTTGTGAACAGCCGGAACTCGTCCGCAACGTGTTGTCGCATCATGACGACGCGACAGGGATAGAGGTCAAGAACGGATACGCAACACTCGCCGACAAGATGTTCGTGGTCAAAGACAATGAGATTGCCGACACGCTTGAATCATGCATACATTGTGTAAAAGCGTCGAAAGGAACCCGCACGAACATCATTTTTCCGTACACCGCATCAGGCGCGCCGAAGTCAATGGATGAGATGGGCGAAAACACAATGTTCTACCTTGAGGATATCGCAGAAGAACTCGGGAAAGACACAACCAAGGAAAATTGGTGGCTCTACGGGCGTTCACAGGCGATATCCGACACATTCGTCGAGAAATACGCCGTCGGAAGTCTGATTTCCGCTGACAACAAACCAAAAATAACACATGCTCCGGCGGGCACCGGTGTATATGGCGGAGTCTACATCAAATCAAGAATGAGTCCTATGCTGTTCTATAGTGCAATATCGCTGTTCAGACGGAACATGGACAGATATTGGGAATTTGCAAGACAGATTGGGCACAAAAAGAACGGCGGATATTACTACGTGTCCGCATATGAGATGCAGTCGTTCATCAACATGCTCATCAATGAGAAGACAGAAGATTCGGCGGCACACAAATAGAAAATAAGTACACGGGCAAGAGTACACATGCTTGGTGATAAAGACATGTCAAACACTGACATCTGACTTTGTCGCCAAGTTTTCTGTATTTATAATAAAAAAACATCTAATGGGCAGTCTAAACGAGATAAAGGACCTTATGAGGAGAATCGACGAATCCTTCCGAACACAATGTCTGCTAAATGAAGGATTGAGTCAAACGCTGTACCACTTCACTTCGCTCAGCAACGGTTTTGAAATTTGCAAAGGTGACGTGATATATCTTCAGTCGGCTTATGCGAAGGATTCCGACAATTATGACAAAAAACGCAAATTCTACCTGTCGTGCACCAGAATATACAGTTCACGGTTCGGGTATTCGAGAGGGAGCAAAAACGGCGGCGTCAGGATTGTTCTTGACGGAAACACGCTTTCCAACACGCTGAAAGGAAAACCTGTCAACTATTGGGGCGGCGGCGTGTTCAACGACAAGTTCAAGTATTATGAGACAATGCCGAAGGACGAGAAGTCACAAGAAGCACAGAGGAGGTACGTGGCGACATCGTACAAAATGAAAAATCCGGACGCGACACCTGAAGAGGTGGAAGATTACGTATCCCACAACTTTGACAACGAACGACAGTTCCATAGCGGGAACGAGTCCGAAGACCGCGTGTTCTCATACCACTCAGCCATACACGACGCCCATAAGATGATAAAGTCAGTCGACTTCTTCATGCCGGACTTGGACAACAACGAGAAATTCCGGCAGATCGCGGTCTCGGTCATGCGCACACCGCTCCAATCGTTGGTAAGAATATTTGACAACGAGCGGGATTTCAACAATCCGGGAGGAAAACCGGTCGATATATGGAAAAAGTTCGAACAATGGGGGTATCCGGACGTGGTGTACAACGGAAGCATCAGCAAGAACAACATCGGACTCCTGAAGTCAGTACTTCTGTTCATCGTGTTCGGAAACCCTCGGTATGACGGGAAAAAGTTGGGTGAAGGAGTTTCGTCACTGCTGGATAAGTACGGACTTTCGGAATACACTTCAATCATCGGAGACGTAAAGGGGGAAAGGGACAGAACCACATTCAATTATGTTGCAGAACATCTTGACTCCGTGCGCAGGGACCTTTCAGACCGGCCGAACAGGTTCACCTCAAAAGTGGTACAGATGATGAGCGACTATTTCAAAGAGCTTGGGGCAAACACGTTCCGCGAAGCTTGCTCAATCAAATCAAAAATGGTAGATGACGCATATTATGAGAGGCACGGCATGCGGCCGACAGACTTCTACGACAACATTGACTATGACAAGAAAGTGCGATTCCTTGTCGTTACGGTGGGATATGCGAAAATAATCATAACCGATCCACACAAGGACAAGTTCGCTGTACTGTTCAGCGGAGAAAGATTAGGGGATATGCAAACCTTTGCCGACGGAATTGCGAGAGAGGTGATGGAATACCATGACTACGGAAGCGACTACACGCATTCAAGGAGCAAGAACGTGAATTCGATGTATCAATATATATATAAACTTCTGAGAACCGGCACCGTCCAACAGGTACTTGACGCGTTCAAGAAAATAGGTGTTTCCAATGATTATCTGAGTTCGTATGGATTGGACATCAACTACAAGGAAATCTCATGGATGGAAACTTACAAATATGAAACACTGCTGACATATCAGATGTCATACGACAACAACGCAGACAGCAGAAAAGTCAACCGCATCAAAGACGATGAACTTATCGTCTTTTTCACCAAAGAAACATCAGACGGAAACTCGCACGGTTAAAACAACTGCTTTCCGGTCATTCTTTCCTCCACACGTACTTGGACATTCCGCAGTCCCATATGCGGAAACTCAATCGAGGGTTTCTGGAGCCACTTCCGCAGGATGATAACAGGCTGTTACCACAACGTGAGTGACGGTCACCTTCAACAGTACTTGAACGAGGCGGTGTTCCGCTGGAACACAAGAAAAATGAGCGAATCAATGCGATTCGCCCATATGTTCAGCAAGTCCATTGGACTCATTCTGCGGTGGAGTGAGATTGGTGTTGGAATGAGAGCAGCTTAATCAAAATAGCCTTTATCATTAAGTTCATACCAATCTGTTGGTTCATATTCGATAGGTTGATAGGCTTTACCCATATTGTTGACCCTGATTCCGTGTGCTGAGTAACCATCTTCATAATCTGGATTATCTTTGTTATCGTACATTAAGCATATAGTCCCACGTTCTTGAAATTCATCATATGGCGCACTTTGGAAATGCAGTTTGGAAACCATGTCCATAAATTCTTTGACATTATCAATTTTAAATGCTTCATTGGCTGGTATTTCTATGCTGACATCTTGATTTGGGTTTGAAAACTCATTGCCGATAATTCTGGTGTGTAATGAAGATGGATTGATGCCATATTTCTCACGCACCAACTTCTTTAAACGAATTAAATCCTTTCTAAAGATAATATCATAAAGGCTCATTTCATGGTGTGGAGTCAATTGAACTTGGTCGCTTTGTCTGAAGTTGTTTTTATAACGCTCGCGCCCTTTGTAGTTGGGCAGCTGTTCTGCACTTAATCGTTTGTTGTTAATAAACTTGCCTTCTTTCAGCACCCTCTTAACGCTCTCGCTCACTATCCTCTTTAAGTCGCCCTCAGTCAGTCTTATTCTTCTTTTCATATCTTTTAATGTTATTTTCCCAAATAAATAGTGCATCATGGAAAGAAGTGATGGGAATTGGGAGATTTTTTGATGGGGAATTCATTGCCGAATGTGAACGATTAGCTTGATGAGTTAAATCCCATTGACACCTCAATCGGTTGCCAACGGGATTTTAGATTTTTTAACTGAAAATATTTGGAGGGACAACAAGTATATAGTTCCCAAAAATAATGTCATAGACCGAAGTCTATGACATTATAAGTTGCTGTATTCCAAATACTTGGATATTAGCGGAGTTCGAGTGTCGACCAGTGCTGCAGACCGTCAACCACGATTGCGCCGTAATACTTGTTGTTCACAAGTTTCTTAGCATACCTGGTCACAATACCCTTGATTGGGGCAAAGTTGAACGGGTTGTAGAAGGTTGGGGTCAACGCCATCGGCACGTACGGTGCGTAGATGTAACCTGTGTCGAGAAGCGATGTTCCGTGGTGACCCATGATGAGTGACCAATACGGTGCGTACGGGTCAACGACCACGCGGTAGCGTCCCTGGAGCGAACCGATCTTCTCGATACCCATGTTGTACTGGTCGCTGTCAGCGCTTGCGTCTGTCACGTGGAAGTACTCAAGGTCGTTCATCACTGCAGAAATCTCGGCAGAAACGATGATCCAGTCTGCGCCTCCGCGGAGTGTGCTCTTGTGGATCTGCGCTGAAATCTTGTTCACCTGTGTGATGAGTGTCTGGTTCCAGTCCTTCTGAGTGTAGTTGGTCGAAGGAACGTTCATGCGCTGCCAGCCGTTGTAGTCCCAGCGGGTCTGCCAAGGTGCCGATTTACGGATGTCGCGGAGGATTTCACGGTCAATCTCGGCAGCGATCTGCTCTGACAGTATTGAAGTGAGCTCTGCTTCTGCGTCAATGTTGTGGAAGGCAGAAACGTCCTGAGCAAGTTCCGGTGACCAAGTCGCACGGAGTTTGCGCTCCTCGACAGAAACTGTGACTGATGTGAGTTCGAACGAAACTTCTCCCATCTCGGTTTCGAGCTCGAGGCTGTCGTACTGTGCCCACACGATCATGAACTGGTTCGCGATAGTCTCGTCGTATTCACCTTCCTGTGTGTCGCCGAGGAAGTTCTTGAACTGGTCCGGATTGATGCCGATATATCCGAGAACGGTTGTTCCGGCTTTCTTGACCGGTTTGGTCAGGTCGAGTTCGATGTACATCTTGCCGTTTGCGTCGCAAGTGCCCTCATAGTCGACGAGTCCTGCGCCATACTTCTGTGTGACGACGCGGAAGTGGATTGGCTCGCCTGCGCCGAATGAAGCGAACTTGTCCTTCTCGTCTTCACCTTCACCGTCACCGCTGATGGCGTTCTTGTTGATGACCTTCAGCGAAGCGAGGAACGCCTCGGTGTCCATTTCGTTTCCGTCAGGACCGATGAGCTTTCCGGCGTTGTTATTGCTGAAGCCTGAGACCTCGAGAATTACGCTCGATATAGAACCGTCCGGACTGAGCGCCTTGACTCTCTCAAGATACTTTTCCTTCATTGTTGCGTCGTCTGTCGGATAGACGTAGCTTCCGTCAGGAGCGATGAGGGCGACTTTCGCAGTGCCGACCTTGATGTGGACCTTGCCCTTGCTGTTGTCGAACAGGAAGTCATCATAGAAGAGGTCGTAGAGGCTCTTCTTCATGTATTTGGTGACGTATGGCACGCTTGTGGTCGCGTCATTCTGCACAGGTTCGACCACCTCGTCGGGGAGGTAGTAGCGGTTGTACTGCTGCCATGAGCGGTCGCCGCTGATGCGCTTCATTCCGTCAGCCGCATCCTCGTTGATGAACTTTCCGTCCTGTTCGCCGAAGTGCTCGGGAGCGTCAGCGTTGTAGTGGCGGTTGCCGCGTGTGTAGCCCATCAGGCCGCGGTGTGAACCGGTGTCGCCGTCTGTGAGCGAGTCCGGATTCTGGAAGTCCCAGTAGCGCTCGCTGGTGACCGGCTTGATGAAGAACAGCTTGCCGATAGGCAGGTTCATGGCCTGCACTGACACGATGTCGTTGGCGAGCAGTTTGCTGAAGATACGACGGATCAGCGGGAAGACAACGGTCTCGAACGAGCCGCTGTTGTCAGCTGTGGTCGCCTCATAGATAAGGTGCTTGGCCTGGTTCTCATAGAGGGTTGCCACGGTCTCCTTGATATGTCCGTTCAGACCGTCCACGAGATGGAGTCTTTCCCATCTCTCCTGGATGTCCTGCCTCATTTTCTGTTGCGCGTTCGCCTCGATGTTGCCGACGGCGCCGCTTGTCAAAAGTTCACGCATATTCTAAGATATGTTCTTTTTTGTTTTATACAAATAATAAATAGTGCCAAACTCCGGAAATACCGTTGTTTATTTGATTCTCTCCAACCTTTCCATCATGTTGATGGTCTTGTAGAGGTCGTCAGACTGGTAGAGTGATGTCTCCACCACGCCCGGTTGTTTGGCCTCGGTGATCGTACCGTTCACCACCTTGTCGACGTTGCTTGTCTGCTTTGACGACTTGAGTTCGCGGTCTATCTGTTCGTAGACGCGGTTGCTCTCGTCGATTGAGCGGGTGTCGTTGAAGCGGTTAACGATGTCGATTTTCTCGTCTCTTGTGGTGGCATTCTCGGTGACGAGTTTGATTATCCTGCCGAGGTTGTGGTTGAGCACGTACGCCTCGTCAAGTTTCTTCATTATCTTCTCCGCGACCTGCTTGAGCTGCTTGTTCTCGCGGAAAATCTCGTTCGCCTTGCGCTTGATGGATTCTTCAGTGCGTCGGTTCATTGTCGGGTTTTGCGCACCGATGCGGTGCCTGTCATGTCTGCGTATGTCGCCGTAACCGTAGTGCAGATCCTCCGTGGCGCTGCGTTTGTTACTCTGCGTCTCCGCATACTCGTCCGGCCTGTCGTCTGTGACAACCTCGACAATTGCCTCCTCGTTGACCTTTTTGTTGTACGGGCTCATGTCACTCTTGTTGCCGACCCAACGCTTTCCGTTCCCTGTCGGTGTGCCGGCGTTCCAATTGCGTGTCTTTTCGCCGTCGTCAGGATCCATCGTCATGGCAGTCTCCCTCTGGTATCCGTCAGTGTATTCGGTGTTTCCCGTGTTCTCTGACTCGAACATGTTCGCGTCACACTCGTCGACCGATTCCTCGATGTCTATCTCGTATTCGTTCTCGGGCTCCGGTTCGAGTTCAATGACATATTCCGCGTCGTTGGCCTCGTCGCTGAGCTCGATCTTGTCGCCTTTGCGTACGATGCGCACGCCGTCCTTGTCCGGATCCATCACCTTAAGCACCCTTGCAGCGTTTTCTGCGCTGAAGCCTGTAAGGTCGTACTCGCCGTCTTCGTTCTTGTACTGCTCGAGCGAATCCCATATCCCCTCTTCATCTTCCCCGGCAGCGTCTTCGCCTTCTTCTGCGTCAGCGCCGTCCAACTCAGGTTCTTCCGCGGTGTCTTCTCCGCCTTCCGTTTCGTCAGGGGTATCCACAGGGACTTCGTCAGCGGCGTCAATCGCGCCGTCAGCGGTCACCTCTTCCTCTTCATAATCGTCATCGCTCTCGCTGAGTATCTTCTTGAACTCTTCGGAGACGGTCTCCTTCAGTATGCTCCTGAGGGTTTCCTTTGTGGTCTCCTCGAGTTTGGCGTCAAGGCCCTTCTGCTCGTCGATGAGATTCTTGATGTATTTGCTTCTTATGTTCTTTGCCATCGCTGTTTGACAAGTAATTTTCTTATTTTCTAAATAAATAGTGTATTGTTCTGATAAATTTCCGGTTAAATTCGGAATGACAGTGTGTTTTGTGCGGGGATGATACTACTCGACCCCACCCATCTGTTTCCGATCATGTTAAAATATGTTTATGAATGCCGCCGCCGTTGTCTCGCCCATCGGGATGATTGTGAAGTCGAACCTCTTGCATTGCCTTACGGATAGCGTCACGTTGTGGTTTGCGGAAATCAGTGTGCCGTCCACGAACACGGAATCCGCTATGGCGTTAGGAATTGTCAGTGTTATCTGGTTCTCGGACGCATTGACGCAGTACAGTGTGGTGACTCTTCCGACTGTCGGGATGGTCGAGAAACCGAACGATTCGCTCTGTCCGCAGTTTACGACCAGCACGGTGTTCGTTCCGTCAAGCGAGGATATCGAGTTTGTCGTGGCGTATTTCACCGGAACCGCGCCGATTTCCTCGGGAAGTATATTAGAACCGACGCAGACATGACCGTAGTTGTCCACACCGACCTTTACCGGTGAAGTGACAAGTCCGGTCGGCGCACTGGTGTGCGTTATTGAAATGTCGCCTGTAAGCTGGCCGCCGCCTGACAGAGCGCCGGTGCCTGTGACCGAACGGGTCTTAGGCACATAGTTTTCGAGCGCCTGGTCAACGCCTGCCGCTGTAAGTGCTGCGCTTGTGCTCCCTTTCACGTACTCGCTTGTCACGGACGGTATATCAGGCAGGTTGTTGAGGTCTCCATAGTTGATGCCGAGTGCCCTTGTCGTCTGGTTGCCAGTAAGGGTGACACCGTTTATTGACGGTTTGTTTGTGATTGAGTCCGACGCGTAGTTGAGTGTGATTCCGAGGTCGGACGTCGTCTTGTTACCGGACAGTTCGACCCCGTTTATCTGCGGTTTTGAAGTCAGTGAGGTGTATTGCCCGTCAGACGCCACGGACGACAGGTTGAGCGCTGTCTTGAGGTTCGACAGCGTGATGATGTCTGTCACCGTTCCATCCTCCGTCTTATATGTGAATTTCGGTGTGCCGGTCGACACGTAGTTGATTTCTGTCACCGGATATGTGCTGTCGTTTGACACAAGGTACAATTCGTTGGCGCTGAGACCGTTTGATTTCATTGTGTCAAAATCTGACCTTGATTCAATCAAGTTGATGACCAATTGGTTCACTTGTGTGTCGCTGCTGTTCATATCTTACGAATCATGTTTTTATAGTTTAATGTGGACATAGTTCTTGAGGGCGTCAAATATGCCTTCATAATCGTCCTTGCGAACCCACTGTCCGTTCTCCTTGACATAGACTCCGCTATATGTCTGCCAAGTGCCGTTCTCGCGTACATAAATCTGCTGTTTCCCGATGGCCTTCGCATAAAGGTACACGTCATTCTCCGGCATGACGAACGTGTACGATGTTTCGCCGGTCAGACGGATTGTGTGCCCCGGATCCTGATAGATGCCGGACCAATCCGACGTTGTCGTGTCATACACCAGTGAGATTGTCTCGGTTTTGCCGCTCGACGAGACCACCGGTGATGTTCCGGAAGAGAGCGAGCAGTTTACGCAGTTGACGTACACTTTCACCTCTTTGCCGATTTCGACGTAGATGCGCACGTTGTCTGCCGGCATCGTGAATGTGTACGGGTTGTCGTTCGTTATGTGTTCCGACAGTTTGTTTCCGTTGATGTCAGCCTTGTATATGCCTGAGTACTTGTATATCGACTTTGACGGCGTGACAGTTATCGTCACAATCTCGCCCGCGTATTCCTTGTTTCCCTGCGACGAGCATGTGTATGAGAATTTTGTGGTGTCCCCATATACGCTGATATCGTATTTTGTCTCTGCCTTCGGATAAAGCGTCGTGTTTTTGGTGATGACGGTGGTGTAAGTCGCTGAAGTCGAGACCGGGTCACCGCTGAAATCAGAATTGTCGAACCATCCGACGAACCTCCAATCTGCATCCACGGCAGCGGTGAATGTGCAGACATCCCCGTCAACAACATCTTGAGCGGAAGTGGTCGCTGACACGATACCGACACCCGACACTATCTCCGCCTTGCACTCGAACACGTCATCATATGAAACTGTGACGTTCGCGTTGTATATCCTGATGGTGGAATCATTGTTTTTGCTTGACTGTGTAGTGTAGTATCCGGATGTCGCGACAGTGAACTCTATGCTATCGTCTGAACTTGGGGTGTATATTTTCCCTATTGTGTTAGACGGAACTGACAGTGTCTGGGCAGAAGCGCTCACCGCACCCGACGGGTTGTATGACTGGGAGGTATATGTTGTCCCGTCAACCGCTACGCTTCCGTATATCGAAATTTCCGCAAGTGTCGCGTTAGAACCTTTGGTCACCTGAAGATAGAGGTTTACCGACGTGATAGAATTGAGCCGTATCTTGCCGACAGAGATGTTTGACGCCGGTCTCATGCTCGAGAACGTCGACAACAGCGTCTTGTTGTCCGTTTCAAGTATATCTTGGATGTATCCGTTCGAACTGTTGCTCGCCTCATTGATCAAAGAGTACCCTTGATTGCCGGATGCACTCTTTGAGTGGTTGACCTGAACGTCAGAGTATGGGTATAAAATCAGAGACTTAGCCATGACACGAATTCATTTTTTAACTGTTCAGCGCCCAATATTGTCGGGTCGATGTATCCGGGTGCCTTGGCGCTCGGTCCGCATATCTCGCGTATGATGTCCTCCTTGTCGCTGAAGTTTATCTGCATCAGCAACACCTTCATCTCATTGTGGTCGAACATCACGCTTCCGCACACTTTTTTCCCCGCTATCATGATGTCATTGTTGTCTATGGCGACATCTGTGAAATATTCACTGAAGTACTCGCGGAACTTCTCAAGGAAATATGTGGCATTAAGGTCTATCTGTATCGGATATATCAAATATATGCGCAAGTCACCGTCAGACGACAGTATCGGTCCTGAGCTGAACTCATATCCGAGCTTGGTCATGCGATAACCGTGTTTGGAAAGCACGTCCTCTTTGTCGAAGTCATTTTTTACAAAAGCGTAGTTCGTGCCGCAGTGTATGGTGTACAGGAACGCCGGACGCCTTTCATTCAGGTACGGAAGCGGCATTGCCGGGTCTATGTACGGCTCTTCGACCACGTCATAGTCCAGTGTCCTCAGCATGTACACTTGTGCGTCGGCGTAATACTCGCCATACGTATCATATCCGCACGGGACAATGTAGTCCATTATGTCGAGGACGTTGGAATGCTGTGCTTCCTTGTCCTGATAATACCTCAGTTCTGCCGCATATGCCCTAGCGATGTCTTTTGTCATGAAAAACGATTTCTATTTCCTTATTTCTTAAGATATATGTCGCCGTTCTTACCTATGTCCGACGTCGGTTCGGCCGTGCCGGTGTAGTAGTTATTCACCTCAAGCGACCCGTCGACCCTGTTCCCGTCCACGAACGCGGAGTAACCGCTCATGATGTTTCCTGCCGTCGCCGCCGTGTTCCCGCCCAGCATGCTTCCGTCGCTGAATGTTCCGTTGATTCCGAGGATTGACGCGCCTTTGCGTATGTTCGACGCCTGCAGTTGCGATGTGTCACCCTCCGTGAAGACGACACCCAACTGCTTTATCTGCTTATTTCCCAACCATAGACTCATTGCTGCTTGCTGTTTGCGCGGTTATCATGTGTTCGACCAAGTCCTTATGACTATTTTCCCGTCAATGTACGGCTTGATGTTCTCCACTGTTGCGACACCGTTAGTGTTCGCGCTTATGTCACCTGTCTTCAGTTGTCCGGACAACGTGACGGCATTTCCACCCGTATTGGCGTCTTTTGTCGTCGTGCTCGTGACGTGGACGTAATCTGTGTTCGCGTTTCCGATTGACGACTGGCCGGATACCTCCTTGACGACATCACCGACGTCCACCAGTGTAGTGCCCTCTGACACCGAGAACATCTTGCCGTTCATGGATATCACCTTAACCACACCGGTCAGGTCGACAGTGGTGCTGCCGAGACTTGTCCATTGGTACACAGAACCGCTCTGGGTGGTCACGTATTGTGTGTATGACTCGCTGTCGTTCGGCACAAGGTAAACTTTGCCTGTCGTTGACGAAGATGGCGACAATGTTCCGGGCGTCCCCTCATATGTCGTGACGTTCGGCGTGTTGGCCGCGCTGCCGGACACGATATACTGTGTTCCTGTTGACTGAGCCGTGTCGATTCCTGACTTGATTGAGTTAAGCGCGTTTGACAATGACACGCTCTGACTGTTGTATTGCACAGTTATGTCGTCAGGCGAACCGGTCGAAGCCACCTTGTGGAGCGTGATGTCCGCCCCGTCACTGTTGGATATGACGCCCTCGTTCTCGGAAATACCCGATTTCAAAGTGACTATGTTGTTTGTTACAGAGGCTATCCCGGCCGTTCCGCCCAACGAGGCGAACTTGTCGTGTACGGACTTCGCAGACGGGTACTGCGAGTCGGTGCTTGACGGACCGAATGAAGTCACCTTGTTCGAAGAAGCCTCCTTTCCGCTCAAGATGTCCGTAGAGAGTTTCCCGTAAAATTGCTGAAGTGCCTTTTTGATGAAGTCTCTTACCGTTGTGTTTGCCATATTGCTGAGTTGTGAGTTTAAGTGAAGATTGCATTCAGTTCGGCGTTCGTCAAATCATCGATCGAACCGATGTAGTCATATGTGACATAGTTGGACAGGGACTGATGCTCTGTCAGGTATGTCGCGCCTTTCGTCAAGGTTATCTGATGTCCGGACACGGACATGTCCGTCACAGCATTGCCTGACCCAACAGTCACCCCCTTGGTCAACTGCGTCTCGCTTGTGATGACAGTACCGAGGTCAACGACACCGGACGCGCCCTTCGACACACCGTTCATCATGACACCGGTGATTGTTCCCACATTGTCCGTCTTTGAGTTCCAGTTGGATATGTCGGATGAAGATATGCCTGCGGCTGCGCTCGCTCCGAACACGGGGTCCGTCTCGCTCTCCAAGAACGTCTTTCCTTTTGTGAGTGTAATCTGATGATTGCTTACACTGATGTCAGTAACGGCATTTCCGCTTCCGGTCGCAGTTCCCTTCGACAACTGCGTCTCGCTGGTGATTACGGTTCCGAGATTCACGACGCCGCTCGTCCCTTTTGACGAGCCATTCATCGTTATGCCGGTGATGGTGCCTACGTTGTCAGTCTTGCCGTTCCAATTTGATATATCCGAAGAGGTTATGCCGGCAGCCGCGCTGGCGCTGTACACCGGGTCTGTCTCTGTGTAAGAGGTAAGGAACGTGCTGCCCTTCGTCAATGTTATTTTATGACCGCTTACACTTATGTCCGTAACGGCGTTTCCGCTTCCTGTCGTGGTGCCCTTTGACAACTGCGTCTCGCCCGTGAGATAACCAGCGTTGTCGATGTCGTCCTTCGTGTAATAGTCGTCAGGGTCGAAAATGCCACTTAACGGTATCTCTATCGGAGTCTTTCCTGCGTCCGTGTTGAACGTGATTATGAGGCAGTCGGTACCGGCGTGCGAACCTGACGACGGCTGGCCGATAGTCACCGTGTCAACCATACCGTCCTTGATGAAATCGTCCGCGTTAATCGGGTTGGACAGCCTTGTGTTTCCGTGCTTAAGATATATAAGGTGGTTGGTTGAGTCATACTCAGCCCCGTCGGCGTATTGCGCCAAAGACTGATGCTCCGTCAACACTGTACCCAGGTCCACGACACCGGACGTTCCTTTCGACACACCGTTCATCGTGATTCCGGTTATCGTGCCGGTGTTTGATGTCTTCGAGTTCCAGTTTGATATGTCAGAGGAAGTGATCCCGTGCGCAGCCGATTCCGAGAACACAGGATCGGTCTCCGTGTACGACTGAAGCGCCGTGTCCGCCTTGCCGAGAGACGTCCGGACGTCTGACGACATGTCCGACTTCGGAATTCCGCCGGACGGTTTCTGGTACGCGGTCGAACCGGCCGAAGCGCCGCTCCGTATTGATTCCAGGTCATCTATTGCGTCCTGTTTGTCCGCGATGGCGTTGTCCACATAATCCTTCGACACGCCTTCGCTTGATATCTGAGTCAAGTCTACAATCATACTTCCGTTCGCACGGTACAGAAAGAAACCTTCATCATTATGGAGCACATGTTTCATTGTGTTAAAGCCTTTTTACAGGTAAATATAGTCAGTGTCAAAAAAAGGTGTCCCAAAAACAGATGGACACCTTAAAACCAATATTTGTCATTTCACGTTTTTCCCACGGAAGAATCATTGGCGATTATTCGAACGTGATGGACAGTCCCATTTCGGCAAAAGTCGGGGCGGACGTGAACGCGGCGTTGTTGGACCGTTTGAAATTCAGGCCGAGATGCGTGGCCGCCGGGTACTGCGAAAGGTCGTAGACCCTTGCCGCAGACTGGGCGGAGTCCCATGCCGTCGCCTTCA